AACCGCAAGACCGAAGCCGAAGCAGTGGACACCCAAGAAGCCGAAGCACTGGCACTGGCCGAAGCACAAGCCGATGGGGAGACCACCCCTAAGGCCAAGCGCGAGAAGAAGCCCACTCGCCTGACCGAGGAAGCCATCGTCGCTAAGTACCCGCACGCACAGGCCGGCACGCTCGTCTTCGAGACCGAAGGCCACCACAAAGGCAAGCAGACCATCGTCGCCCTGCTGGACTGCGGGCACGAAGAGCGCGTAGCGACCAGCGACCTATTTCAGGTGAAGCGTTGCAAGGAGTGCAAGAAACCCCTCCCCCGCGTCGCCAAAGAGCCGAAAGAGAAAGCCCCCAAGGCGAAGAAGGCAATCGACCCAGCCCACTACAACAAGCCGACATTCGTCCCCGTCTCCTTCCAGCCCAGCGAAGAAGCACTGGCCGACCTAGCCACAGCCGTTAGCTGACGCGCATCCGCCTTCCTCACAGCGGGGAAAGACCAGAGGAAGGCGGTTCGGGTACGCCAACGACAACCCCCAACGGGAGGACCCGTAAGGAATACCCGTCCCCGTGGACACGCACGGACGCGGACGCTAAGAAGCGGACGGACAAAAGGAGTAGGCAATGGCAAGGATTCTGGTCAAAGGACAACGAATAAGCGACGACGAGTTAGACGCACTGGTAGAAGCAATCGAAGAGAAGGACAGCAAACCCCTTCCCCGACGAATGCGAGAGGAAAGCGGTTTGTTCAAGCGACAAACCACCAGAGTGGACAGGACGCGCTTAGTTGACCTACTGGAAGACAAAGAGCACGAAAACAGCTAAAAGGGGAATGGACGAAGAGCCGGCCTAAAACCGGCTCTTCGCTTAGGTAAGCTGCGAAGGAGAAACCGGGGAAAACCAAGCGGACATTCGCTTGCGCCCCTGCGCAACCATCGAGGCATCCTTGGGTTCAATCCCCCGTTTTTTACTCTTTTTTCCAGTCAAGACTCCTTTCCTATGCGGACATCCAGCCCCTTGACACCGCATTAAATCCCGTGGTATAATCGGGTATGGCGCATTCTACGCCCCCATTCGTTTTTTGGTCAAACAGGAGGACCCAATGAAAAACAAAAGCACGGACAAAGGGAGTACAGGAGGACCCGTTCTTCCTTCTCCTTCCCATCCCCCGCAGGAGGACCCAGGGCAAGCCTATCCGACGCGGGAAGCCAAGGTTACGATGGTCTTTAATCTGGGCGTTTCCCTTTCTACTCAGCAAAGGGTAAGTGACTTTTTGGACCAGACCACTCCTTTCGACATCCAGTGGCGGACGGACAGCAAGACACTGGACATCTTTCCTCCCCGCCCTTCGGATATGGAAGAGGGAGCGGACAATCTCAATAGCCTGTACGAGTCAATTCAGCTATTGTGTGCTCTGCTTAACCGCGGACCGGAAACGGCAGTGGTAGCTAAAACGGACGTCTATCAGGAGGACCCAGAGCCGTATCTGGACGCCATCTTGCGGCGGGATTTTAGGGCTGTGTACTTTGTTCATCAGAGGGTTTTGTCACTCTTTATCGATGTCACCTATAAAAGCGGGACTTTGATTGCAGAGAGGTTTGACATTGAATTCATGGAGGACGATGAGTGGTCCGCGGTCACGCTTGACAACGGAGAGGTTTGGGATGTCCATCTTCTGATTGAAGACGGCTGTGTGGAGGTTTCAGTCTACCCAGTTAAGGACGGGGAAAGCCTTACTTCCATCAGCACTCCCCTTATCCTCACCATTCACAGCAGGAGGACCCGATGAGCGTAGGACGTTCACACCACAGGTTTGACTCCTTTAGGGACAAGGATGCCGAACGGGAGGACCCAAACGCCCTTCATCCTCATATTCCCGATGGCCGTGACTGGCAAACCATGCACAAGGACTGGGAAAACCGCCTATTTAAGGAAATCGATGCAGAGGACAGGAACGAACTGGACGAGGAAACTGCACAGGAGGACCCAAACTTTAACGCCTTTGCCTCTATGGACGAAGAAGCTGAAATTAAGGAAGACGATGCATCGATGATGCCTGTAGCCATATTCTTTAATACGAAAACGGGTGTAAAGCAAACATGGTGGCCAACCCTTGATGACCATGTAGCTATCTACACAGATGAGCCACTCATGTCCCGACCCCTTGCTCCCACGATCTTGGACCGCACCAGTGCCATAGAGAAGCATGTATTCCTTAATGCGAGCATTGATTGGATTATGTCTCGATGGAGCCAAATCCGATGGGCAGAATGGATTAAACAAGGAGGACCCGATGAATAAGGAACCAAAGGCCAATTCTCCCCAACTGATTGCCATGCTGCTTCATGAAGCAACCCTGGGAGTTGAGCAGTGGTACACCCACGAAGATCAAGTGATGGTCCACTTCCGCACTCCCCTTAACTCTCCCTCAAGCGGACAGCATGTGATGACCAAGACCCAGGCGCTTAGACAATTCGCCCTGATGACCTCCAATCTCGAAGGATGGATTTTGGCTTCTAAAACCTTCGAAAGCTGGCATGCATGGGTGGAAAGCTTGACATTGGAAGAGGGTCTACCAACCGGCAAACTCCCCACCAAGCAGCTTGACTGGGCAGTGGACGAAAACGGGGAACCAACCCCGCTTGACCCTCCCGCCATGAGCAATGAACAGTACATCCTGCAAAACATTGACGAAACCGAATGTCCTTACTGCCAGAATAAAAATTTGATCTACTCCCCCTTCGGAAGCGATATTAATGGGAAGGTGGAGCGAGTGGTCGTGTGCGGTTTCTGTAAAAAGGCCTGGGCCGAATTTTGGCATCTGATGGGGTACTATGGAAAATTCTGATATTCCCCAACCCATCAATCCCGTCACCAGAGGAATGGTCGAAGTGGAGAAGGAGGAATTCTTCTCCACCATTGGCCAGCTGGACGTACACGTTAGCTCCCGCCCCGATTTCACCTATTGGAGGCTTAAGGGACTTCGGACAATCGGTATTTCCATCCCCGGCTACATAAGCGTCTATGGACTTAAGAAAAGATGGTTTATGTTACCAGAGTACAGAAAACAGGAAGGAGGACCCAAATGAGTGAGGAACAGTGCGGTTGGTGTAAGAAGTTTTTCGAGGACCTCGAAGGCCACGTGTGTGACGAGTTTGATGACGAGTCAAACGGGGACGACATAGGGCTGCCCATGCACGACATGGACGGAGACTACCTGCACGAAGAAGGACAGGAGGACGCCACCATGGGCGAATTCGTTCCATTATTTGGAACTAGTCGTATCGTTGATATGGATTATGCCAAGGCGGAACCCAAGATAATGGCCAAATATGAGGAATTTCTAGCAGAGCAGGAAGCCAAAAAGCCCCGCGTCTGCCTGGCCATTGAGCTATATCATGGCAGGGAGGACCCAGATCAAAATCTGGAAGATTGGGGTAGTCAGGGACCAGTATTCCTGGATATTGAATACTTCCATATGGCATATCTAAGTGACCCTAATGTGGGTGGGGCCATAGACTTCCTCACAACCAAAGGTGACCTTATCTACTATGACGGTATTTACTATGGTGACATATCCGTCTTCCTGTTTGATAAGGATAATCCAGAACATGTGCAGACATATGGGGACAGGATAGTTAAATACGACAAACGTAAAGCAAAACTGGCAGAACCCCCACAGGAGGACCCAGGCAAGAAGGCTCGCAGACTTTGGATGCCGGAACGAGGAGGCAACAATGAGACCAAATGATCACACCAATGACCACCCCTTTCCTGCTGGCAAGTACTGGATAGGCGACCCCTGCTATGCCGTGAAGGATGAAAACTGGGATAGGCTGATTGTAACAACTGGATACATGATGGGAGATTTTGAAGAGTTTGAAAGTCTGCCCATGAATGAACGCAACTTCAACGACGGCCTATTCATCTACAACGGACGAGTGGGGTTTGTGCATGGCACGCTCCACGGAGACGGTACATACCACGACCAGCACGGGAACACCTACGGAGTGGATACAGGGCAGCTTTCCATCATGCCGTTTGAAGTCTGCGATGGGGACTACCTAAGCGGAGGACAGGTATTTGACTTCCTCGAACCGTTTACCGTGAGCTACCATGAAGGCATATTCACATTCGGAGAATATTTAATCGATACCCAGATTATGGGTTTTATTGAAGAGGAGGAAGATTAATGGATACACCCAAGCAAAACATCCGTTTGAACCCGGCTAAGGCCGAAGTGTGGGCCAATAAGTACTGGAATGCGGCCCACACCAAGAAGACCTACATCCCCATGCTGGGAGTGGAGCAAGTGGGAGAAGGCGTACGACAAAAAACCGCCGCCCTGAATATTGCGCAAGGCGTGAAGGACAAGCGGGTCGAGGAATATCAGAATTGGCTGGTCAACCTGCTGTCCGGCACGCCCATTGAAGAAGGCGAGTTGGTCGTGCCTGACGATATCCTTCCCTCACTGGAGCCGGTTGAAGGAGAGATAACCGTCCACCTTCCCAACCTTGGCGCAGAATTCGGATATGGTAAAGAGGAGGACCCAAATGCCCATTAATACTGCACAGGAGGCTATCGATTATGTGGTCAACACCTATGGTCTGGACCCCATAGTGGCAGAGCAATCATTACTCATAGGCATTGCCATCGAGGATGCCGATAACGTCCATTCAGATGGATATGAAGAAGTGGTCACCGGGCTGGTAAGAAACTATCTGCTGCTTGATGCCCTGCGCGGACGATTGACCGCCCCTTTGACCGATGCCATCCAGATGCTCAAGGATGAACAATGCACAGATAAGGAAATCGGAAACCGTCTATGGCAGTGGGTACAAAGCGGTAGGCCGGAAGTAGGCTCAGACATGTGGCCGGTGCGCGTGCCCGTTGTTGATCTTACCAAGTGTCTGCAGTGGTTGGAAGATGCCGTTGAAGACAGGGAGGCGGACTCTGCCGGTTGCGATGTGATTAACCTTCTCCGATATCTGCGGGATGGAGACGAGTATGTCGCAATCTAAATTCGAAGCTACCTACATAGTGGCCGAGCGAAAGTTGACCATTCAAAAGGGTATATCCGAGAGTTATTTTACTCTGGTAAATGACGATGAATGGTTGACCATGGAAACTGCGGATGGCGAAGAATGGGATATCCATATCGAAATTCTTTCCGATAAAATAAACTTCGCTATGTTCAAAGTGGTAAATGACCAGCGCCAAACCGAGCCGGTCCCAGTGAGCCTGTTTATCATATATCCCTTTAAAGGAGGACCCAATAATGAGACCAATAGCAAAATGTGAATGTGAAGCCCAATGTGAGACTGAAATATGGAGACACAACAATGTCCTATATTTTCGGAGTGTGCTAACATCTAACCTCACTCCCATTTCCAGTTTCAATGTTCTTGGTATGATAAATGGTGAGGAGTCAACCACTCCCGAAATGCAAAAGATCATCGAGGCGGAATATGCTCGCCCGGCCCAACCCTTATTGCCTCCCTTGGGAGAGGAGTTAACCAAGGAGGATGTGTGGGGCACGTTTGATTTGGACAAAATGGAACGTACATCGTGGGGTATGGTGGTGGCCCGCGGACTGCCCTCCGGGACCGTCCCGGTGGCCGGGGACTACCCTACGACGTGTCCGGTATGGCACGATGCACTGCCGTATAAATCCGTAACAGTAATATGCACCATTGACCGGCTGGAGGAAGTGATGTATTGGCTCACATATGTTCATGGAGGGGGCAATCTGTCAGATAAGAAAACCTTGGGCAGCGGATTTGTGGCGCTTCGATCAAACTACATGGCTTGGTGAAAATGAATAATTTGTGCAGAGTAATTGAACCCGGAGAGGAAGTGGTTATATCCAAATCCGCACATTTTGGGATGTTTCAGGAGTTGGACGAACGTATTTTCGTAGTAGAAGGAGGCCCAGGTATGCACCCCTTTGCTGCAGGCTCCCGTTTGACTGGGCACTATAAGTCAGATGGAGAAGAGATGGTGGCTCGCGGTTGGGATATAGACGTGGCCGAAACCATCGAACACCAGAAAGGAACATAAAATGGGAGCAGGAAACTTTTTCCCCCACATAGGCGGGGTCGAATACAGAATGGTGTATGTGGGTTGCCCAATTGAAGAGAACGAGGGCAACTTTCAGGATGCCATCGAGGACTGGGCCAACAATTTATATGAGAACGTGCTGGCCTCCCTTCCTCCTGCCTTTTATGGGGTTAGATACGACTCCCTTAAATGGCAGGGTGACATGAATGTTTGGGCTGAGAATGGGGTGACGCAGGTATGCGTTAAGAATTTGGAGACAAATGGCCTGGCCTTGGTTGTAATGCCAGTAATAGACAATGAAACCCAGGAACCAGCCCACCCTGAATTAGTAGACGAACAGGTCCCTTACATATTTAGGCTCATGACGGAGTACCTTGAAGGATACGAATTAAGAACACGCACCGGCCCATGGACTTCCGCCATATTTGACACCAAGGACATTGACAGGGGATGAAAGACTATGGTATAATGGGCGTGGTGCGGATGGTGTGCCGTGCTAGCCGGGAAAGGTAAAGTGAGTCCTAGCCTAACTCACCCGCCATCCGTACGCGCCAACCAATTAAAAGGAGATGAACCGATGACCAACATAACCAGCAGACTTACCGAGGATTTTGCAAAGACCAAGATCGATAGCTCAAGCACGGATGCCTGGGCCAAAACCTGGGTGGCCAAATTCCGTGAAGAAATCCCATGGTATCAGATCAAGAGCACCGTGCATGACCTTTTGTGTGACATGGTGATAGGTGACTTACCATGGACGGAGAAGGAAAATAATGAGGTATTCACCAAAATTCCACAACAGGCTGATTTCCCCGACCTGTTGAAGGAATTCAAGGATGCCTTCAATTCCGATAATCTGGAAATTCTATTCCAGACGGACCCGAACCCCCTGCCATACGAAATCAATCCCACACCTGCAGAAATGTCCATGCTGGTTGACGAATTACCATCAACGGAGGCTTAATGGCCGCCGGCGTCATAGCACAGCCAGGGTCTGCAATAGGCCCCTGTACAAATTTGCTGTGTGGTCATATCGATTGCGACAAGACTCGCACCATGGCCGGTAGCGAATGCCCATACTGCCATGAGGAAATAGGGTATGGCCGCCGTTTTTATCAATTGGATGGAGAGATTTTGGTGCACGCCTCCTGCTATGAGGCTGCGATAGAAAAGGAAAGGAGGAAGGATGAACCAACAACTTCAAAAGGCAGTTGATAGGTTGAGGGAAAAGATCGGTAAAATGTCCATGGACTCATGGATAAGGGAATATAGTGATGAAGAGTTGGCCGTGCTGGCCGTTGAATACTTGAATAGTCATGCAGACGAGGTTTTTCCGAAGATGATGCGCGTTTGGCATATCACCACCAACGGCACAAACCGTCTATGTGGAGTGAAGGATATAGAGGAGCCTGCCATCCACATCACCTACGCAAATCGCGTGTTGGACGAGGGGGTATGGTGCAACGCCTGTCAAACCATCATGCACCACGAGTTTAAACTCCAGGAGAGACAACATGGGTAAGTCAAACACACCTCCATCACCCACCATTTTGCAACTTCAAAATGAATTCAATGCCAAATTGGAACCTTGGGGAGCCACTGCCCAGCTTTATACTGGGGTGGTTGGAGGGGACGACGAGATTGGAATGCATTTGACCGTCTCCTATCCCACCCGTATGGTGTTGACCAATTTGGATAAAATCGATATGAGGGTAATCATTGAGAAATATTACCAAAAAGTCCTGCGCATTATACATAAGCCCGACACGATTTATTCATTCAACAATGGCCAGCACAAGGAAATTACCTTTGTGTTTGAGGAGAAGGAGAGCAAATGACCAACTCCCCCCGCACCTACGACCTTTCTCATATGTCCCTGTACCAATTGAGGGAACATCTGGTTGAATTGGTCAATGAATTGAATGTAGCTGGGCTTGCTTCGGACCTGAAACATTCAGACCAGCAGGTCCACATAGCCGAACTGGAAAATGCCATCGCCCATGTAAGGCATGCCATCCGGGTAAAGGAGTTGGGGTTCTAATGAAAGCCTGGCTTCATAGCATAAAGGTATTGATATACAGAAAGTGGTACCTACGAACCCGTTATTGGAGATGGATAAAGGCATGTGTCAAAATACGAGCCGATTTCCAATGCCAAATTGAAGGATGCGATGCCAATACAGGATACATGGATGTGCACCACACCACCTATAAAATTTGGTTTTTCAGCATTCTATTCCTAGAGTGGCTATTTCTAGACAAAATGATTTATCTGTGCCGGGAACACCATATATTAACTCATGGCCACATCACTTTACAATTAAAGGATGGTCGTACCCTTCGTCCATATGGACACAAATTTCCGAAAGGAGCGAATTATGTATAGTTATAAGGACAAAAGTTTTTTCGAAGACGCCAAGAAGGGAGACTTGCGGATTTGGTGGATGCCGCAAGTACCATCAGACAACCCTTTCCTTTTCCCCGTTCAAAGCGTATCACACGCCGTCACCCTTTACGCAGCCCTGGCTCAATACGACCTGTACCAGTTGGATGAGCGCATAAAACTCGATTTCTCCAACGCGGGGGGCCTTGAACAATTCGATGGCAGGGAATGGTGCGAATACGAAGATGAGGATGGGTTCAACATCTCCGATTTTGCAGAGGAAAAGGAAGAGGAGGACCCAGATATAGTCTTCCAACTATGGTTTGATGCCTTCATGGAACAGGCAAAGCCTCTAAAAAGGGATGAAGTAATACGCGTTGCCTTCCTGACTGGGAGACGCTCATGACCCGTGTAACCAATGCAAACGGCACTCTTAGCTCTTATATGGTCACTCCGGACGAAATACGCAACGGAGACCGATTTGGATATAAGGTCATGGCCGTAATCCACAGCGATCAAAGCTGGTGCGCTTATCGGGGCAATACCGAATGGTCGGATGAACAAATAGCCCAAAATGGCGATGAGATAAGCCATCAAGTGGCCAGGGAATTGTTCCCTACGCTAGCCAATTCAGGAAGGACATACGAGAACCTATGAGCGCCTTTATAGGAAAACCCACCTGTCTCACCTGTTGCGCAGAATTGCGAGTTAGGAAAGTCGGTTCAGCCATAATTGAATGGGCCTTTGAGCCGGAAGCCCCCTATCTGGTCCGATGGGTGGACGAATTGGAATGCCCGGTTTGCCACTCCGTGACATCGTACGGGTCCGGAAACCCCACATACCACCACCAGTCGGGTTTCGAGAAGGAATTGGAACTGGCACGAAGCGACAAGGACCACTGCTTCGAGGTCCATGAAGCGCGTAACCGCCCAGCCATTGACAATAATGCCCCCTGCCGTCTTTGTGGACAATAACCATGAGTAGGACCAAATTATATCACCTTGTGACTGTAAAACTGCCCAATGGCTTGGTAAAAAAGACGCGAGCCATTGGGTGCAAGCCTTATGTGGTGGTCGTAAGATGGACTATCAATGGGCACCGCAACCACTGGAAAGTACATGCTTGGTGTGATATCTGGACCAAGGCTGCTAACATTCAGGATGGCCTTGAACACCAATATAGAAATTGGAAACACAAGCGGGTCGAAGTTAAGATCATCCATTCATCCTGCCACATAACCACTGGCACAAACGCGGAAGGATAACATGTCAACAAAGGAAGAAAGAACACAACGGGACATTAATCAATTAAAGGCTTTGGCCAAGGTTCAATATGCCAGATGGCAGGAAGCTTGCAAGCCGTATGAAGCTGCGGGCATCCAATTGTCTGAATATTTATCTCCACAAATAAAGGAATTAAGGGAGAAACTGGATATAACCTTGGATAAATTGGCTAAACTGGACCCGGACTTTCCCAGGTTAAAAACATAAAGGACAATCACAATGAAAGAAGCATTCATACGCAAAAAATTCACTGATAAGAGTATAGCCATAATTGGTCAAGTTAATCTAATCATGACCTCTTATCAGGAACAGGGATATGACCTGTCCTTGCGTCAGCTTTTCTATCAAATGGTGGCCAAGGATTGGTTACCGAACACACAGCGCGACTATAAAAACCTTGGATCGCTTGTGTCGGATGCTCGCCTGGCTGGCTTGTTGGACTGGGACATGATCAAAGATCGAGGCAGGGAGACACATTTCCTATCCCACTTCGATGACCCTGCAGACATTCTGCAGCAAGCTGCCCGCCAGTACAGGGAGGATAAGTGGGACGCCCAGCCTGTGCATATTGAGGTAATGGTGGAAAAGCAAGCTTTAGAGGGCGTGCTGTTACCCGTCTGCCGGGAATTGGACGTCCGGTTCACCGCCAACAAGGGGTATGGGTCGATATCCCTATTGTATGAAGTGGGGCAACGGATAAACACAAAAATTGAGGAAGATGGCAAGGACGTGACCATAATCTACTTGGGGGACCACGACCCGTCCGGCATGGATATGACCCGCGATATAGAAGATCGTATCGCAATGTTCAGTCATAGCTCATCCATCAATGTGGTGCGTCTGGCCCTTAATATGGACCAAGTGGAGCGATGGAACCCACCTCCCAATACGGCCAAGCAAACTGACTCGCGACATGCAGGGTATGTGTCTCAATTCGGTAAACGCTGCTGGGAGTTAGATGCTATAAGCCCTACGGACCTAGCCAATTTGGTAGCTCAGGAAGTGCTAAAATGGCGCGATGAAGACCTGTGGGATGAATCTGTCAATAAGGAAGAGGAAGGCAGAGCCGCCCTCCTAAAATATGCAAAACAATATAAAAAGGAGCACAAATGAGTAACATAGATCAGGTATTTTTGGCTAAGCAAATGTTGAAATGGCTGGAGCTAAAGCAAGCATTGGAAGGGGTCGAATACTCCATCAAAGAGCAGGTCCTAGCAGAGGGCAAAACCGTGGTAATAGCCGGGGTCCGCGCCAAATACTCCAAAGGCTCCACTTCCTATAATTATAAGGAAGCAGTCATGGCTGCCCACAAACGGGGTGACCCCAATATCACTGACGAATTGTTCCGCCGTGTGGCTGAGGCAAAGGTCGCGTTGATAACACAGGCAGATTCTATCGCGATTGATATTTTGCCATCCCCCCAATACACGGCCATTGCCAAGGAATACAAACTTGAGGTTCAGGGCACAACATCTGAACCATCTGTCACAGTGAGTATTGACACGGAGGATTAGTTTTTATGGGTAAACCCGATATTCAAACTCTGGGTAAAAGTGAAATTGCTCCCTATATTCATGGGGAGGACCCAAAGCAGAGGCACCGGCGCAGGAAGCAAATAGCCATAGACAATAAAGAGGTTGTCCGCCAGTGGTGTCGAGACAATCTGTGGTCTATGGAAGTAAACAGTGATGACCACCATTGGATTTTCCGTAAGGGCAAGTTATTCATTGAGTGGTGGCCCTCCAGCGCCAAGTTGGTCAAAAATCACAAATATGACAAGGGCATGCACTGCCATGATCACTTAAAGCTCATTGAAGTATTGGAGAAACAAAATGGATAAAGACACTATATATATTCGTGATGACCTGGGGCATGCATGGTTTTATAAGGAGGAGAGAGAAGCCAATGCAAAAAAGGGATATCATGAATTTGGCACTATTTGCATGGTCTTAGCTGAAATGGAAATGATCGAGACAGGAACGGAAGGGGAAAATGGTTATCCATGTGACAGCCTGGAAGAAGGTATTAAGTTACTGAACGAAATGGGTTATATTTCCGGAGAAGACGACGACTACAATTTAATGCTGCAGCCCCATGAAGTGGAACCCCCCGACCCAGTAGGTTCGCCTATCCACAATCAGCTTCCCCATCAAAACACAGACTGGCTTTCAATTATGGCCGTCGCTGCCGCAATTTTCACAGTTGCATATCAAGTATATAGGGCCATCTTGTACTATTCAGGGTCTTGACCAGGGACAGGAGCAGTGGTATAATTGGAGTATCGCAAAACAGTCTAGTATTAAGGAGATGATATGAGCGCAAACATTTTTGGTGGACGGTTCTTAAGTGTCCGTGTTCCAGCATGGCACAACATTGGTAAGGTCCTGGCAGATCGCCCCGCTTCTGTGACCGAGGCCTTCAAATTGGCGGGGTTGGACTACAAAATCCATGCCCAACCTATCTATGCCCACATTCCCACGGGCGGACGCCCACAATCCTTCCAGATCGCCGGTCAGAATATTCTAATGCGGGAGCCGACGGGGGACGACAAAGAATGGGCCCCCCTGGGCTTGGTGTCCGATAAGTATGAAATCCTGCAAAATATGGATGTGGCCCGCATCCTGGATGAAATCGGCATTGCAGATAAGTGGAAGGTTGAAACCGTGGGGGCCCTTGGCAGCGGCGAGACCATCTTTGTGGCCTTTCTGGATGGGGAGCATGACGTGCTGGGAATTGAGAGCGAGAAATTGCTGCTCTACTTCTCTTTGATCGAAAGTCGTGATGGCAAAACCGCCTTCAAGCTGGTGTTCACTCCCGTTCGCATTGTCTGTCAAAATACACTCAACCTTGGTCTGGCCCAGGCTATTACCACGGTCAAGGTGTCGCATGTCAAAGGAATGCAAGCCCAGGTAGCTGATCGAGCCAAGTTGATGGCGGGCATCGACAAATCCGTCAAAGACACTCTTGGACTGTTCGACAAACTTGCTGCTTACGGCATTACCGACAAACAGGCTCTTGCCACTATTGCAGCGTCCTACCCCAAACCGATAAAACCAAAGCGGCTGCGTGATGCCGAAGAGATTGTGGCCGTGGACCCAGGATTCGCAAGCGACACTACTTCCTTTGCCGGTCTCAATCTATCCGTGGCATGGGCCACAGACAGTCTGGCCACTGTGGGCCAGGTGTGGGAACGAGACAGCGCTCGCATCGAAACCCTGCGCTCCCAGACGTTTGATCTTTACAAACGTTTCAACGACGAGCAGCCCGCGGTAGCCCGTACCGGATGGGCCGTCGTGAACGCCGTAGTGGAGTCGGAAGACTTCCGGGACGGCCCGGAAGGTATGTTCGAAAGCACCCTATGGGGCAATCGCGCAAAGACAAAAGCCCGAGCCATGGCTCACGTTCTGGAAGGAATGAAATGACACATCACACAAAGTATCTAAAATCCTATGTACCCTGTCCGCCCCCACATAAGGAAATTGCCATTCGTTATCCTTCTGCCGGCACCATGATCGAAGAACCTAATGCCAACCCCACCTTTATGCTTGAATATTTGGTACGCATCATTCTGGGATTGGCACTTGAATTGAAACCCAGGGAGACAGTGCTTATAGTGGAGGCCGTAGCCTGTGCTCATTCCTACAACGGAGTGTCGTGTCCCTCTCTTGATGATCGACCATCAGATGTGCATTCCCTAATCCTGGAATTGATATCACTTTATAATTCCAAGGCCACCATCACTCCACACGCTCCCGTTATTAAACGTATTCGCGAAGGATATCACGACCTTGCCATCACTCTCTTATTTGTCAATTGAAATAATTGCCTATAGCCCTTATGAATTTATAAGGATTGATCATGTTCGGACTATGGTAATATCCGTATGCGGAGAGTTGGTCATAGACTTGACTGTCAATAGAACTGACCCCACCATCCCAGTGAAGGACTTACGTAAGCAATTCACTTTTGCTTTAAATAGAAATGTGTATGTAAAACGATTATAAGGAGAACCTATGAGTTTAAATCCACATGATGGTAATATATATGAAGCAGGGGCACTTGGCCACAGAGGGATGCCCTGCCCCAAATGTCATGCTATTCTGCCATTTTTGGAATATGGACACAAAACGGGCAAGAACGGCAAGCCCGCTAAATGGCCGATCTACGAAAAATGCAGAAATTCAGAATGTTCCTTGGGCAGAAAAAACCTCAATTTACCCCCCATTGTCGAAGAACGGGAAGAAGAATTTCAAGGAAAGCCCTTAAATCTTCCCGACCCCAAACCTATTATTGCTTTATTCCAGATGACAAACCGCAAAGTGCCCGCCATATTCTTTGATGATATGTGGGACGCCATTATGAGCCGCAAAGTGGATGCAAAGGAACCCGATGAGAAGTTTGCTATTCGAGCATCCATATGCATGCATTCTGCGGACATAAACAAAATCTTTGAGATATGCATTGCAACAGGAGGACCAATCACCGCCATTAAAACAGAGGATGGACTCAAACTCACCCAGGGGAAAAGGACTATTGTCATCTCAATGACCAATTGGGATGTAACCAAGGGATATGGCTATTACACGATTAAGGAGAAGGCATGAAGACCAAAGAGGAATTGATCATAATGCTAAAGTCTATTGAGAACGATGATCGTCTCCATGACAAGCCGGCACTTATTCAGATCAATGCTCCCTTGGCTTTAATTCAGGTCAACCTTAAGTCAGTAGCTGATACCTTGCGGCTTGTCTTGGAGGAGGATGCTCCCCCTAAGGACGAAAGGGTCAAGTGCTAATGTCACAGGGCGCAGCATGCCAATGTCCCGAAAGTATTAAACCGATCGATATTCGCCGTTGGGCGGTCATCAATCGTAACTGCAATTATTCAGCTTTCAATGGATATAAATACACACCCAGTGACTACTCCTGCATAACCTGCCTTGGGTGTATGGCCACTTGGCGAACCAAAGCAGCATATGTCCATAGTTTACCGGATTGGAAAGGTGATGATGTCTGATTTGCTGCTCATGGGTGACCATCCGGCCAAGATGCTGGCAGGTGAAGTAGAGGCCATAGGCTTGGATAGTGAAACTACTGGTCTTAGATGGGAAGATAGGGTCATTGGTATTTCCCTGGGATGGCAAGAGAGTGGTGCATATAAATCCTGCTATTTATTAGACGCTTATGGAACTGGACAGATACCTATGTGGGGAGTGGCTGGCACTATATCATCAGATGATGTGATACGGGCTATACCCAAGGCCAGGGTAGTAGCCATGGCTAACCATTCCTTCGACTTTCGTTTCCTAATGAAGCAATACGGCCTTCGACCAATGGCTAACGTGGTTGAAATTCAACACGTCGCACGCCATCTGGCTCCCCAACCGCTTGGAGTATCCTTAGAAACCCTTCGGGGAAAGTATGTCGGCACAGTACCCAAAGATTATGCAGACATGAAATCTAAGCGGGGGTCCCTGGCCAAAATGGATGCAGAAATAGTGGCCCAATATGCCAGAGAGGACGCACTGGGCACACTCCAGATATATGACAATTTCAAGAATGTTCCTGCTCTATCCCTTTATAAGCGCAACCATATATGGGACCAGCGATTTATGTATCTGATCATGCAGCTGGTCGAACGTGGAATACCTCTCGATCTGGACCACATCAAAAACCGAATTAAGACATATCGTAGGCGCATGATTGAATTGGGCACCCACTTGGTGTCCCAGGGTATATCCAATCCTAATTACGCCAAGGATGTTATGGGATATGCCATAAGCAAGGGCATACCTCTAGCCAATACCCAAGCAGAGACTTTGGAAGAATTGGACCTGGACCGATACCCAGACTTGTCTGCAGTTATCGAATATAGGCAACTTAGCAAGGCCCTAGGTTCATGGCTGGAGGTGATGGAAAAACATGGAGAATGGGACCAGCGCCTACACTCCTTGCTAAATCCATTTGGCACCAGATCATATCGAATGTCTTCGGAGGACCCAAATGCACAAGGCATCCCCATGGAAGCAAGAGGAAATCGAGCCTTCGGGTCTATGTTCGGAATATTCAAAAGTCCAGACCCATCGGTGCAAATATGGGCCCTGGATATCAAACAGGCCGAATTAAGATTGGCCGCCACAGTATCCCGTGATGAAAGCCTGTTGGCAGCCGTATCCGACTCCACGGATGACCCATACAACAATTTGGCCCGTGTCATTTGGAACGATACTGCCAAACGCTATATGGCCAAACGAGCCCTTCTATCCGCCATTTATGAAGTGGGCAAGGTAAAATTCGCAGCCACAAACGGCATATCGGAAAACGAAGCCCTAAGCATTTTGACTACCATTAGAAAGAGATTTCCCACCGCTATGAGCACCGCTAAGGCCATGGCCAGGGCCACTGAACAAACGGGCATGGTCATGCTGGCAACGAACCGCCCCCGTTGGATTCAACAAGATGAAAAAGGACATGAATACAAAGCATTTAACCAGTACGTTCAAGGAAACCTGGCAGAAGTGATGCGGGAGGCAATGCTGCGCATTGAGGATAGACTGCCCAATCGATTAATACTCCAAGTCCATGACAGTGTGGCCATGTTATTGGATGCAGACAAGGACGCTCGGGAGAAGCAATTTGCCATAGTGCAGGAGTGCCTAACCAGCACAGTGCAAGATATTCTAGGAAAGAAATACGACCCTGCTCCCTTTCCAATCGACCCTAAGCCCTATCAATTTGTAGACTCTTAAGCAAAAATCTTTACAGACACCCAAAATCGGGTGTATAATAGACAAGGAGATGACCGATGACACCAACTCCCTTTATTCAAATTCTAAAAGTAATACAAGGCCTGGCCTTCCTAATTGGGGGCGCAATGCTCATGCTTATGGGTATTTTACTGCCCGTAATCCTATATGTGGCTGCAGTGAGTAATTTGTCCGTTGACTGGGATTTTATAGTCAGATACCTGGCTTTTTCAAGCGCCCTTCTATTGATAGGCGCTTTAATTTCTTATTTTAGGAGAACACATGGAACCATTCCCACTAAATAATACTGTACCCTCCCGGCTGCCACTTCCTGAACGCCCCGAGCCCACGTATGTAAACATATCAGGTAGCAGACCCCTCAATGAGGTACCATCCATTCCTTCAACTCAGCCAGTAAAAGAGCCTGTCAGCTTCGCAGATTTGGATAGAGCCGAATTCATGGAACTGGCCGGGTCAAACAAGATATATCTACTGGAATTATTGGGGGCCGAAATGTTGATAATCGGATATGATGCTGCATTGGCCCAGGCCAACTACGCCCGCATTAAAGGCGTAAAGGGAGACCCAATAGAGTTAGCGGAAGCCACCGCAATACGAAACCAACTTGATGTACAATACGATACTCTAAAGCATGTAGTATCGGCGTTACAAAGTGCTCTAAAAGTGGAGCGTGTAGGACTATATTCCAATAAGGAGTAATAAAATGACTAAAGGCAAGTTATCTATTGTATGGGGCGGGCAATTCGGGTCCGAGGGCAAGGGCCAAATTGCTGCGGAGATGTTATTGCACGACAGTTATCCTGTGGCCATGCGCATTGGAGGGCCAAATGCAGGGCACACCTTCTATCTGCTATCAAAAGATAATATTACCACCAAGGTGGTAGTGCAATCAATTCCAGTAGCCACCTATTTTGGCTCATTGGGGTTGATCGGTCCAGCGGGATATATTATCCTGGACCTCCTCATACAAGAATTGCAGCGGGGATATGAAGTAACCGGCAGACCTCTTCGTCTGATGATTGACCCAATGGCAGTGATAATTTCCATTGACCAGATGGAGAAGGAATCCGTAATTAAGGAAACGATCGGTTCCACAGGAGAGGGGGTTGGGGCGGCTACAGCAGATAAGATTTGGCGCAAACCCACCATTACTGTGGACTATAACCGAAAGGTTTTCGAAGATATGGCGGAAAACTATGAATGGGCTCGCGGGGTGTCAATAGGCCCAACTTCACAAACAGCCAGGGATGCGATTCGAGAGGGAAAAAATGTAATGATCGAGGGAACGCAAGGATATGGGTTGTCCCTGCACACAGGTGGGTTTTATCCCTTCTGCACCAGCCGTGAATGTACCCCCCAATCTTTGATGGCCGAAACTGGGCTCGGCATGCATCTGACTGATGACTTTGAAAGTATCATGGTGCTGCGGACTTTCCCCATTCGCGTTGGCGGCAATTCGGGCCCTCTCGCCAAGGAAATCAATTGGGAGACATTAAACAAGGAAACCAACGGGTATGTATCAACTCCCGAGCGGACTACAGTCACCAAAAAGGTACGTCGCATTGCCCGTTTCGACCCCTCCCTAGTACTTCGGGCTATTGAACAGTGTGGCCCCACCAGCATCGCGCTGAATTTCCTGGACTACCTATTCCCCGATCTATCAAACTGCAATAGCACCCAGCAGTTTCCTACCGAAGTCAATAAGTGGTTATCCAAGTTCGAAAGCGACCTTGGCGTGCCCATCAAGTACGTATCCTGGGGGCCGGGTATTTCAGATGAGTGGAGGTCGTGATGGCTATCAAAATTGTAGACAATCGCTCTCAAGAGGAATTCGCCAATGCTGTCTACTACCGGTATCTTCCAGCAGTGTCCAAACTACTGGGATACAAGGGGGACCAATACGCAAAAGGCAATGATGTGGCTTTAGTTAACTTCTACGAGGGAGCCAAACTATCCGATGACACCCCCAGCCATTACCTAATCACCCAGGCCACCAAGCAGTGGTTCGTGATTAGCAAATGGTCCCGATTTGGTAATCCGTTGGATGTAATAAATCAAGAAGTTATACAGCGCATATTTGACATCATCGTATACATGCTGTTGTTAATCTTCATGATCGAGGCTAGTGGCAGACAAAAACTGCCAGGAGAGGAATGATATGATATATTTCGCACACGCAATTGACCGCAGTAAGAACACAGGAAAACGGGTAGCCACAGTAATTGGCGCGTTGAGGCAATTTGGATATGGTGGGGCCATATATGTTCCTTCCTCGGCCTTTAATATCCTGCCCACAACCACCGGGCCGGATGACGTCTTATCCTTGGTAAATACCAATATGGCCGCTTTATTAAATAGCGATATAATGGTGATCGATTACGTGCCGGACATTGAGTCCTGGGGCATGCCTCAGGAAGTGGTTTTTTGCAAGGACAACGATATACCGATGATTATGGTAATTCCCCCCACCATGCGGTATGTGGATTTGTCCATATACCTTAGATCGAACTTGCGTGAAGATCAAGTGGTTAACTCCTGGAAGGATGCCATGCCATTTATTGAGGCTGCCCATGAATAAGATTTTGTTCACCAAAAATTCACACGGAGCACGGGATATAGCTCCCCCCTCGTATCCGGGCGATGCGGGATTGAACGTATTTGTATGCCATGATGTTGTAATTCCTCCCGGCAAACTTACCCGGGTTAGTTTGGGTATATCCGTGGCCATACCGGAGCATTTGGCCTTTACCTTCATCACCCGGTCCGGAGCTATAGGAAAAGGATTGTTTGTGCTACCATCTCTGATAGATTCAGGGTATCGGGGGCCTCTGTTCCTGTTCGTTATGAATGTGGGCGAAGAGGAAGTGTATTTGGCAGAAGGTGTGAGTATAGCCCAGATATTGCTCATAGACAATCATTCCGAAGTAGTGTTACAGGAGATGGCGGCATTGCCGGATAGCCCGAGAGGAACGAAAGGATTTAATAGCAGCGGAGGGGGATTAGAACCAACCGAGGAGGTAAAGGAGTGGCACAATGTCTGACAATCGTAGACTATATGTGGCCAACGGGTTAATCACTATTCGATTGGTACCCGAATTGGCCGTCGAAATTGGATTGCCCGAAAGCGCAGTCTTGCTACAAACTGATTATCTATTGTCCATCAAGGGAGAAGTCCTCGATGACACCGGCATTCGGTGGGTAAGACAATCCATTCGGGATATGCAATCCAAATTCTTCCCCTTTTGGTCCACAGCTACTATAGGGAGGACCTTATCTGATCTGGTAGAGCGAGGATATTTGATTACTCGCAGTGCTGCAGAACCGTCCGACACTACCTTATGGTATGCATATGGACCCGAATGTGACAATTTGGTGTCCGCTAAACTGATTAATAGCGAGTTGTCTTATTCAGGAAAACCCTCACCCAAAAAGAAGCCCACCAAACCCGGGGAGGCGAAAGACCCCTCAATCTATGATCTGGCCGTAGCCTTAGCCTCGGTGTGTAAGATCGATTTCAACATGAATAAGGGTCGGATGTTGAAGGAAGCAAAAGAGTTGGCGGGTAAAACCCCTGACCAAATACTCCAGTTATTCGGACCTAACTCCCCATGGTATCACTACGATTTTCGAGGGAAACAGGGCAGTCCGCCCGCTCCCTCCCAGGTTAAATTAACCTGGGACCAAATGGAAAGTCATAAACCAATGGCTAATACCAGAATCAGAGCGGAAGATGGGGGACTTAATATCTAATGTCTGAATGGCTGGAAGTTCCGGAAGGCGACATTGAAGACCTAAGAAATTTAGCCTGGCTGCCGGGCGAATTTGCTGCAGCGGGCATGGAAGACATAGCCTTAGCCCAGAAGGATGGAACTAAATGGCTAGATATTAATGTACCCGTAATGAAAGGATATTTCGCCCCGGTTCGGGCAGGTCAACTCATATCGATAATAGGCCAACCCAGCATGGGCAAAAGTTTGTTAATGCACTATCTAAACTCCCAGATAGCTAAACAAATAGTTAAGGAGGAGAGAAGCATGGAGGCAGTATTCCATGTTTCAGTGGAAGAGCCCCTCGAAGATATGGCCATGCTTTCCCTGGCTAGGGCTTCGGGCCAAAGCGTAGCGTTATTGTCCCGGGGCCAGGTATCCGATATGAGCGGACTGGAAAGGGCTGCTAATGAACTGGCAGCCACACCGATTATATACATTGCAGAATCCATAGCTTCACGCAGAAACACTTCCGGTCTCATAGATGCATTAACCTTAACCAACATATTCAATGCCATTCGTGATATATGCAGACAAACGGGGTACACCCCAGCAGCCATAGTGATAGACTATCTACAGGCTTTGCCGATTGACCCCCGTCTAGCCAAGTCAACGGAGCCCATAAATCAACGCAGGTTACAAGTTAGGGCAGATGTCTACTTCTGTAGGCGGGCCAGCCTGTTCTTTGGGTGTCCAATATTCCTTGGCGTTCAAGCCAAGCAGACACTTGGCGGATACATCCGCAAAGATGGTCCACCAGTGGTTCAACTTCCAGGGATGAATGATGGCGAAGAGAGCTCAGCCATAGGGCAGAGGTCGGACCGAATATTATCTGTATGTATTCCCGCCAGGGTTTATCCAGTAGGAACCACCGCTCAATTGGGGCCCAACCCAGGGGAAGCGCTGACTATTGAAGACACTCAATTTCTGGTAAAAGTGGTAAAGCAGCGCGGCATGCTGCCGGCTGGAAAATCTTATTTATTCAATGTGGATTTCGATACTGGTTTGTTGATACCAGCATCCTTATAGGAGATAATATGCCAATTTCGGACCCAAACTTAACAGAAGGTCTCCTCCAATGTGGTCTCCTACCCGCACTATTTACCGGCAGCGGGTCAAAGGCCCTGCGTGGGCCCTGCACCAAATGCGGTGGCAATCGTAGGATGGTAGTATTTCTAAATGGTCAATTCCCCAAATGGTTTATGCGCTGCGATTTATGCGGATTTGAGGGGTGGGCCCCTCATTTATATCCAGGAGTCAAATGGCCAGACGGCCCAATCGGAGAGCTACCCACACCGGAACAAAAGGACTATACCAGGGCCTTAACCGCACTCGAAAGATCAAACATCGATGAAGTACTACATGATAATTTGACACCCATTATGCGTGAACAATGGCGCAAGATGGGAATACCAGATAGCATGCAGGATTTTTATAAACTTGGACATGTACAAGGCCGCCCCTTCAAAAAGGCTGCAGATGATGGGTATCTGGTATTGGATGCATATAGCATCCCTAAGTACGCCCCCAAATGGCACATTCGAAATGTAGACTTTAGATTGATTGACCCACCAGAGGCAGAAGGAAAATATCGCCCATTTCCCGGAGCCCCTCCTACTCCGTTTTTATCCAGGCCGGATTTGGATGGACCCATTAATCAAGATGGGATAGCCTTCATAGTTGAAGGAGCCAAAAAAGCTATGGTCACCAGTATATTTCTGGACCAGATTCAGATAATTGGTGTACCATCTGCTAATTCCTGGGCCGGAGTGCCCGATATGGTAAGAGGCGCTAGTCTGGCCTATGTAATACTAGACCCTAACGCATGGATTTGGTCCAAAAGACTATCCAAAGCGATTGGCCCCGCGGCCAGGCAAGTAACCTTGCCAACAAAAATCGATGATGCTATAATAGCAGGTGCGATAGGACGAAGCACGTTTGAACAGGCACTAAAATTCGCTAGAAGGGAAGGCAGGTGATATTGCTTTAGGAATCGTTAAGCGCGATAGGAACAATAATCAAACATAAAAAATAGGAGAAAATATAATGCCACTTCAACAAGCACCAAAACCAGCAAAGGTACCACCCCTCACACAGAAACCGGCTGTGGTCGAACCCGCACCCAAGGTAGCTGTGCACGCCCCTCTTCCCCGTCAAATGGAAGAACCCCCTGCTCCCGCCCCTCAACCGATCGAAGAACTTGCCATCCCCAACGTGGCCGACGGCCAGTTGAAGGTGATGGGCGAAACAAGCCCGGAAGAGGCAGTATTGGGTATCAGTGATATGGCCATTCCGCGTCTTATTCTTGCCCAGCCAACCAGTGTGTTCGAGGGTGCAGATCAAAATATGGGCAAATGGTTCAATTCCGTCACCGGTGAGTTTTACGAAAACTTGAATATTGTGATCGTTCGAGTTGTAATTCAAAGGGCAGTGTTTCCTGAGCCTTATGATGCCAGCCTCCCCATTCTTTGCGCAAGCCGTGACGCGATCACCCCTTATGCAGAGTATGTTAATAAGATGATCGATGGAGTAACCATCAACGGGGGATGCAATGAATGTCCTCTGGCAGAATGGACCGAGGCCGACCCGATCACTGGAAAAGGCAAACCGCCCCGCTGCACCCTGATGTACGTGTACACAGGCATCGAAGCAGACTCTGGTATGCCCTTCTCCATGCGCCTAAAGGGTACTGCCATGACTGCAGCCCGCAAGCTGAATTTCCTGTACACGCAATTCAAGCATTCACAGGTTCTCCAGTTGGGTTCAGTGCTGGGCAAGGGAGCCAAGAAATATTTCGTTCCCACCATCGGCCTAGCCAAACAGGCCACCCCTGAATATATTACGGAAATTGCCAACAGCATACTGCAAAGTCGTTCTGCTGCAGAGCCAGTGGCCGGTTCCGGGAGCGTTCCTTCGGCTGCCGAAATGCCCTCCGAAGACGACATCCCATTCTAATCATCACACTCCCCGTATAATAGTCATATCACAAAAAAGAATGCCCTCCGGTGGTCACCGGAGGGCAAAAGGAGAAGGCATGGACCGCATTATCTGTTTCGACACCGAGACTAGTGGTTTACCTAAAAATTACAAGGCTCCGGTAACCGACATAAACAATTGGCCCCGCATTATTTCGGTGGCCTGGGTAATTTTTGATGAAGAGGGTGTAGTGCTGGATGAACACTACACCCTGATCAAACCAGAAGGATTTGTCATTCCCGAGGAAGCCAGCAAAATTCATGGTATCACCACTGAAAAAGCCCTGGCCGAAGGCAACGGCATAGTTGAAGTCATCACCAATCTGGTGTTGGCCATCGAATCTTGCAACATTATTACTGGTCACAACATTCGTTTCGATCAGAACGTCATTGATTGTGAAATAGTGCGCATGGGAGCCATCTGGTCAGGGTCTCCAGCCAAGATAGTGGACACCATGATGGTTGGCACGGACTTTTGCAAAATTCCCAACACCCGCGGCGGATACAAATGGCCAAAACTTGGTGAGTTATATGCCAAACTTTTCCCAGATAAGGAAATAGTCGATGCACACAACGCCCTGGGAGACGTCCGATCAACAGCAGATTGCTATCTGGAATTACGAAAGCTGGGACTGGTCTAATGGTTAAAATTATACCCAAGGAACACGATGAGCAAGTCGAATTGGTGGCCCGTATAAAATATGAATTTCGCCTAGACAATAGTTTCATTCCCCGTTTATTTGGTTCCATACCGAACGGGGCCTTCTTGGGAGGGGGGTCTAGGGGAGGCCGCCACCTAGTCATGGCCAAATTAAAAGCCGAAGGATTAAACACTGGGTTACCGGATTTAGTATACCTGCAGCCCAGGGGAGCATGGCCTTACTTGGCCATCGAAATGAAGAGGATTAATGCCTCCAACCATGCTAATATGGATTTGAGCGAAGATCAACAGGAATTCAAAAAGGAATCGGAGACAGCTGGGGCATTTTACATTCTCGGAGTAGGGGCGGACTTTGCCTTTAAATATTTCTGTGATTATATGAGTTTGCCCCCTTCAATTCCAGGCCCTCGGGCCACGAGAGGAAATTATGACGGACGCGAACATTGAGCCTGACCCAAATTTTAAGTGGACCCCCCAAGATAACAAAATGGCCAAGCTGGAAATGAAGTTGGCTGCCAGACTTACTAAGGAATTGAATGAGAGGCCATCTATAGCCTTGCGTATGTTATTAGTCAGCGAACAGGTGAAAAAGAGCATTGCCCCAATACTATATGAAATGAAAATAGTATTGGGGCATGATGTGGTGTTTAAAGCCTATAGCAACTGGGAGGGTGAGGGAAAAGACAGGAAAAGAAAAGTTAGTGTGTTTGTGATATAGCAGAGTTTTTAAACTTTTTAAGTGTTTCCTTATGGCCCACCTGAACTTGAGATGGGTCATAAACATGTCCACAGTTAGGGCATTGGGACACAACTACGGGAGCAAGCCCTAAAGCACCATATCCCTTAGATGTGATCACGATGGCGCGGGCAAGCCAGGGGGTGCGATCTATATACCCTAGCCTATTCAATTGGTCTAAATAATACCCCACCACACTTGTGGATAGAGGCACAGAATTTCGGGGGGAGGCTAGTACAGCCAACTCTTTAAATGACGGGGACACCCCGCCATGGTCGATCTGATATTTGTATATGGCCAACAAAAAGGGTTTGGTGGCGGGGGTTAGGGTAAGGGGGGCTTTTCTTGACATGGTAATCTCCTGTGCTAGCATTATAACACAGGAGACGTTTCTTAACAAGGACCTACATTAGTATTTTATTTTATATTTTCGTGCTATTTTCTTTAACAGAGCTTCACATTTAACTCTGGTGGCTGATTCCATTCTGACTTTTTCATCGAGTTTATTTATTCTATCATTCAACATGCTTATTTCACTATTATATCTTACCTCCATCTGGTCCATAACTTTTTTCATTGTGTCTACAGCTTCATTAGCTGCACTTACTATATTGCCGGTACCCTCTGTCTTCTCAACGGAGGTGGGAAAATACTTAGTAACCAAACGATTAATCAACGGAGAGGCAGATAAACCTAATACCAGAGATATCACCCACGATGAATTGTCCTGAAACCATTTATTGAATTCTTTTAAATCCATGCCCTCTCCAATTCTTAACCGCCTTGTAAACATCTGGGAATAGGTCCCCTATTAAAAGGGCCATGATGAACACGAAAACCTGCCTAGCAATAACCCGAGATTCTTCGCTGTTTATGCCTGAAATACCCAGGTACAGATAGAATACACCGAAGATAAAGGACCCAAATAGTGAAGTGGCCAAGGACCTATTCCTAGTGTCTATTGCCACTATCAAAATGAATACACTCAAAACAAACCCCAAAAAGGACAACAAATAGGGGGATAGTAAGATATTCATTCGTTCCTCATTGTGCTATAGATATTGAGCTATACACTGGATTTGCAGGTTTATCTGATTGAGACGATAAATTGCCCACGCCATGCAGCCCAGGAATATAATGGACATAAATATTAAAAACAATACATTTATGTACAACAGGGTCTTAAATTCATTCCTCTTAGTCAATTTACCGGTGATTGGCATTTATGTCTTCTTGGGGAGTTTCTTCATTTCTGCAACGATTTCTTTTTCGATGGTATCAAGTTCACTTAAGGCCAAATGAGACTTAACCATTTCCGCTTCGATCTGGGTCATGGCCTCTTTATTATCCAATTTCTTTTGGACACGATGCCGCATCTCCAGAAGCAGCAGATTATTTTCCCATCCCTGCCTTTCCATCTTTGCAATCTCAAGTTTTCTTTCATTTTCAGTCATAATATACTCCTTTTCCTAGTAATTCAATGATATCACAAAAAAGCTTCAAGCGCAACCCCTTAAGCCAGCAGGCCCAGGTTCCTAAGCGCCTTCACAATCTGACCAACAGTATATCCATCAAAGGTTGCAGTGTCATTTACTATGCCAGATGTATTGGCCACAAAAGTGGCCGCCGCAATAGCCGTAGTTGGTTGAACTATGGGGGTTGCGTTCCAGAAGGATTGTTTTTGAGAGGTAGCCGTACCCCATTTGGTGCCTGTAGTTGAATCTAAAACAAAGTTCACAGCTGCATTTGATAGATCAAAGTTTCCATCAAATCTGCTTACACCGGCATATATCCATAAGGAATAGGCATTTGTAATAGTTGCAGGTCCTGCACCTGCACCCGCTGGAGCTCCTGCAATATACAACGTTGCTGCATTGGTAATTGTAACGGCCAACGGGGAGGTAATGGTGGGTGCTGCAATAGTTTGATAATTAAACCCTGTGGCGGTGGTAATATTTGTATTGCCCGAGAGCGTAGCTGTAGCTGCTCTAAACTCTACTGCGTCCCATATTGCTCCTGCTGCAGAAGCTATGGTAGCAGAGCCCAAGGTAGTCACTTTACCATCTAATCTTACAGTACCATCATCTACCCAAATTGCATACGCATTTGTAATTGTAGCCGGGCCCGCCCCCGCCCCAAGGGGAGAATTAGCGATGTATAAAGTTGCTGCATTAGTAATGGTAAGGGCAGAGGCTGCAGATAAAGTAGGACGAGCTATTGTATGATAATTGAAACCCGTTGCAGTAGTAATATTCGTAGAGCCAGTAATGGTGGCTGTGGCTGCACGCAATTCCACACCATTCCAAACAGCACTTGCTCCTGATGCAATGCTCTGACTTCCAATAAATGAGACCTTTCCTATATTAGTATAAATAGCGTAATTCAGGGTTGTTCCTATGGATTGATCTTCCACGTAAACACCATAAGAATTTGTAAGAACTCCAGGAATGCCCCCATTGATGGGATTAAATACCCTCAAACCATACCAATTGGTTATGGCTACCCCATTATCCATGGACAAAACAGATGCTAATGAGATTAATTCCGAACTACCACCACCAACCAAAGTAGCCGATACTGCAGCCTGAATCGCAGTAGGAGCACCTGAACCTGAACCTGTTTGAGTAACAGTTGGAGTTATTGCAGAATAAAGACCTGTTGTTCCAGAAGAGTTGGTGGAGACGGTAAGCCTAGAATCGATTGCTATATTCGAAGCCCCTGCAGAAGTTTTCCTTACTGTAAGTGATGCGTTAGCGCTTGGAGATGCCCCAACCCCTAAAAACCCATCAAAACGTACATTACCATCATCTACCCAGATGGCATAGGCGTTGGTTATGGTTGCAGGTCCAGCCCCAGCACCGAGTGGGGAATTGGCTATATATAAAGTTGCCGAATTGGTGACAGTAAGAGCCGACGCGGCGGATATTGTTGGGCGGGCTATAGTGTGATAGTTGAAACCTGTGGCCGTCGTTATATTGGTGGAGCCGGATACCGTAACCGTTGCCGCTGTTTGATTTATTGAATCCCATACTGCCCCTGCCGCACTTGCCTTTTGTTTGCTGCTCGCCATTATTATTGCAGCATTAATAGTCAAAGCCTGAACGTCTGGAGTGGTGCCCATCACACCATAGATGATGGAATCTGTTAATTCCGCTGCAGCGCTTGCCCGTTGAGAATCTCTGGCATCGATCAATAATATATCTGACCCGGTGGTCTGATTAAAACCAGTAAACGCCCCTATTAACACATTTCTGGCCCCTGTGGTCTTGGTAGCTCCCGTTTGAGCACCCAAAAAGGTATTGGAATCAGCCCTAGCATTAAGTCCTGCTCCTTGGCCTATATAGGTTGAGAACGAACTCGTATGGTTTGTTCCAGAACCCCCAGCATTGCTACCAACAGCCGTATTTGAACTTCCTAATTCTTTTCTAGAAGCCAAATACCCAATGGCAACATTGTTGTTTCCAGTTAGGAGGGCATTCAACACACCAGACCCAATGCCTACATTTTCCGATCCACTAGTCAGTGCAGCGAATGCAGTGGAACCTATACCAATAGTATTGGTTCCAGTGAGAGTAATATTTCCAGCACCCTGCATAAACAGATCGGACGTTATAGCAGCCTTGCCGTAAGAGAATAGGCGCCCTGAGGAATCTACACCAGCCACTACAGTCCCAACACTATTCTCAACAGTAATAAGACTTGTCGTCTGAGAACTGTGTCCTTGAACTCGTAACTGGATTTCGTCTGCTGAACCGTCAATAAACTGGCCACGAGTAAATACATTGGCTATACCCAACCCTGCAGCCGTCAAGGTGGCGGGAATGGTTAGGCTGAACCCACCTAGATTAATTGTTCCTCCACCATCTATGGTCAAGTTGGTATCATTATCTATGGTTCCAGCATTGCTAACTCCTGTGCCCCCATTAGCAGGGGGCAATACTCCAGTAACCTGGGTAGTCAGATCAATGTTGTTCAATGCAAACCATAAATCCGTCTGATCAGAAATGGTGCCGGTTATATCCCCCCAGACTGTACCCGTAGGTAAGGGAACTCCGCCAATGGTAAATTGGCCACCCGGCTCAAGGTCCAGGTCTCCACCGTCAGTGAACCTTCCGCGTAATTGCCTAGTTGTTCCTCCAACAGGAGTGGTATAGAACCATATTTCAGCAGGTCGGCTAGTTGCGTCCCAATCGCCGGTTGCAATCAGATTAATAACGGCTGTTGAATTTCCCTGTGCCGCCGGGTCACCAGCTTCGTGATAGAACCCAGCCCCACGAAATGTGTTGAGCAACATTCCATCCAATACTTTGGTGGGGTCAGCACCGTCCCAACCACCACGAATGGATACAAATCCTGGGAAGTGAGCTATGTTGTCCGACAACACTATTACTGTTTTAGTTGTGCTCTCATCATGATTTGTCTGCACTTCTGCATTGTTACCAGAAACGCGAGGGGTATCGAACCCATGATAGCTTTGACCTAGATAGTCTACATTGTACCTATTGTACCAAAAGCTACCTGTAGCCAGCACTCCATCATCATCTGTAAATACAACTCTATTCGGGTCCAACAGAGGAACACCACCACCGGAGGCGAACCCACCAAATCTTATATCCGCAATATCTGTATCGGTGGCTGTATTAATTATCTCTGTTTGACCAGCATATACTTTGACGGCTACCAAGGGCTTCTTCCCTGGGGTTGGTTCGGGTATGTCGGCTATAGTCAGAGATAGTCTGGACCCCACAACCGCACCAGCAGTATAGGATATTACCCCACTGCTATCTATCTCCAGCAATAACCAATTAGCCCCAACAGTTGGTATATATGAAGATAAGTCAATTTCGTTGTCTTCGTCATAATTGGATACCGATTTCCACCCGTCCAAATAATATATGAACCCAACCATGCGCAAGGATACCGCCGAGCCCCCAAATGCCAATCCCGGCAGGATTTGCTGAGCCGCTACGTATGTAGTATCTAACTTTGGCCATGTATGCAAGGTTCCATGGTTAGGAAGGACGGGAAGGGGGCTGCCAACGTATACGTCCCGGGCACGCAGCACCTGCAGCAATTTTGGTTTATCTGCAGTATATCCACATATAACTGGCAGCCTGGGTATTAATGGAACCACTTCATTGTGGACTATTAGCACTACCCCAGTTTGTAGTATTACATACACGTGTCCTTCATCGTCCTGTTGGACTATGCCGGACGAATTCCCCAGGAAAGCAGCAAACTCTCTGGTTTGAGGGGTCTGTATTTGGGCTTGGCTGTCCCTGTATTTCTTTTTTAGGACACGACTGTTATTTGGCATTATCCAAGTATCCTAATATTGGTTATATCTATCAACGGGGCAACGGAGCCTAGATTGCCCGTTTTATCTTCGTAAGTGATGCCTTGATCGATTGTTAATCGTATGGTGGTCCCTCCACCAAAAACATAGATGAAATCATTATTAAAACACTCCCAAACATCCTGGCCAACCATGGACCCCGCAGGAACCCCCCAAGTGGCTAGAAAGTCAGTAGAAAACTGAGAAGTATGTAACCCACTACCATCTTGGCCCATCGCATATTGTCCGCTAGGAGATATAGCCATACCTTGAATTAAATTGAAGGTAGGGCCGGGGTCAACGTACACCCCCGGCAAATCTGCACTGGATATAATGGTAAATCCAGGATGCCCAGAATCCCAGGTAATCAGTTGATCACTACCTCCCGGTACCACACCAAATCTAGGCACACCCGATGACCCAAAATCAACATTTACGGTAGAATGGGCTAATAAAGTACCACCACCAGAGAACTGACCTATCAAGGGAGTATGAATGCCACCACCACCTTTATTGGTCATTACATACCATTTCCCACCGGCCAAACGAACACATGACCAGCGATCATCTCCCGACACATTGCCTACACCAGTACCCGGCCAAAAAGTGACGGAGTATCCACTACTATCACCTATATTGAGTTTGGACCCGGTATATCCAGTCCCAAATACATCCAGATATATACAGGTGTGAAAGGCTATTTCCTGCTGTTTGTTTGGGTTTACCCCGATACCCGTTACGTACTCGGCTGGAGAGAAGGAATCAGCGTTATAATACAATCTCCATGGAGCTCCGAGCCCCGAAGCTGTATATATATATTTCCTGCCCAACCCTGGGCCGTGAGGGTTGGTGCCCGTTATTAGAAACAGGGTGCCATCTGGAGTGGCCACAACATCCATTATTTGTGTTTTGGATACTGTATCCAAACCCGAATTCATTGCCGACCAGATCACATTGGCTGGCAGTACGTCGAAATTTTTGGAATAAACCAATCCGCTGGAAGCAGACCCCAATATGACTTTCTTAGGAGGGGCCCCTGGAACCGAGGGGTCTATTGGAGGGGCAGGGTATGTTTCTAACACCGGCATTCTGGGGGTTGGCGGTACTGAGAAATCTATTGTATCTATCCCATCACTTTTAATAATGTCACCATCCACATTATTCTCTGGAAAGGTCTCAGGCTCTGCAGTCCATCTGGGAAGAATATATTTACTTTCCTCTTGAGTATATTCAACGGTTCTAACTACCAATCTACCATCAAACTCTATCTCACGAGGAGTATCTTCGGGTAGTATCGTAAATGGAGCATATTGCTGCGGGCAAATATCCAACATCCTGTTATTGCCAGCACCCAATAATTCAAAATCAAAATCTCTGTTCTCATTGCCCAATACCAACCCAGCCAGAGTGTTGGCCTGTGTTTGATCGATCAACAGACGCCTATCTATAATCATGGTTCTGCCATATCGTCCAAATATATGACCTGGGGCCAGGGAGAATATGGCTATTGCACCAGCGCCGGAAGTAAAGCTAATTCCGGATAGGTCCACTTTTGATGTCTGTGGGGTTATTTTCCTTACAGGGGTAATATTGCCCTGCCAGTCATATTTAGTTATGGTCAAAACGTCAGGGCCCAATCTCTCGTCCTCGGGCAAGTATTGGGAATTTATCTCGACAAACATCCGCCCATACCGATCGAAACAGGGGCGAGCCATTATTGGGTCACATATTTCGACCAATTGTTGCCACAAAGTCCCAACGGGGGCTTCTAGTAAAGGAGCCTGCCTTGAATCGTCCGAGTAGTATACATCAACCACTTGGGAAACCGTGGTTCTCCAAGTAACCCAATGATACACCGCCTTGTCCGTGGTAAGGGCATTGAAGTTGGTCCAAGCATCAGCCTCTTCGGTGTTATTTTCAACCCCCAATGGAAACCCTTCCTCCATATCCAACCATCTGTTGGGGCCTTTGACATTCAAATTAACCCTGCCATTAATGGGGTTCAAATCCCAGGGCTCCTCCACAACCCACCCCCACACCACCACATTTTCATATCCAGGTATGGGACCAATGCTCATTTGAACTTGACCGTAATAATCTATAGCAAACAATACTATCATTGCCCGGTCTCTCAAATTTGTATAGGCAGCATCCGGAGCAAACACTTCTCCTGAGAAATCCCATCCACCCTCAGAATAATCGCCACCCGCGGATTTAAGATTAAATTGTGCTGGAGGAGAATCATCCGAAAATACAAAAATGTATCGATGGCCAATGCCAGTAACCCCGGCCACAGTCACTTCTGACGTTACACGATATGTGCCGGGGGTGTCATATGTCACAGTCGGGGCGTCCGTATCCATATCGGAGGTCCCGGAGGCCCCCGGAGCTACAGACGAATAGGTCTTCGCGCCGGGCGACAAACACTTACTGTGGGACAAATCCAAGGTTAGGGAAACTGTATCATCACGCAGCCACAAAACAGCGGGTGGGCCCATAACCACAGTAGGCACCATATTAGTATGTTGATCTGTGTATGCTATATCGGCGTCCATAAAAGGGGTGCCGTCAGCATCCATAGCTAGATGCCTGGGCCACAGACCAAACTCATCCACTACGGTTATCCATACATCGTCGTCCCAAAACACTTCCGAATTTTCACCAACATATAGGGTGTCGGAAGTTGGGTCTTTACGTATTCTGACTTGCCCCAAATCGTACATGCCAGCTTCGGAGCCTATCCATGCGGTCATATTAGGGATGACATCAGTATACGCACCCTCTACAACATTGTCGTATATGACTTCAAGTACACGATCTGAATTTACAAACGTCTGGTTAACCTGGCAGGTAAACACAACGGAAGGGTTGTGTATGGCTGCATATATAGTCGAAAACTGGCCATCGGACCTGACATTTGTCAGTTCCTCCTCAGTCATTGCTCTAGCCACTCTGCACCACCAGCTGTCTAAATACCAAGGAAAACTCAAGGCGTCTTCCCGCTTGCGGACTTTCGGGAGAGGAGGGGGGCGGCCATATCATTTTACTTAGAAAATCCTGTGCTGCATTGGGCACACTACCGATGTTTTCCGTTGTAATTGAAGTGATATATACATCAGCACTGCCCCCGGGGCAATAGGTTCGAAGAATGTCTCTATTAGTCTGGCTTAAAAATCCCCAGGTCCAGGTTAAATATGGGGCCCCCATTATTCGTACCCCATAGTTTCCTAAATCTATGGACTCCACCCCAGGCAAATATATAGGTCTTGGATTTGGTATACCAAGGCTAGCCAAGGTGGCTAATGCCCCCAGCCCCGCATCCAAAGTGGCTATTCTAAAATCGATGTCTACAGCAGGATTCGCCATTATACCGCCAATATCTCGCCCAGCTTCATATCCAAGGCGCTATCTATGTGCTTTAATATTTGGGATACGGTCAATGTCTGGCTTTTTACAGTTATCTGCACCGTTTTGCCCGAGCCGCTCACGTTCCCCTTGCCAGCCATAATGGCAGACAATACATTGGCCTGTGTTAGTCGGGACCCGATCAAGGATTCCGCCATCCTGGTCGATTTATCATCGAACACGAATTCCGGGTTGCCCATTTCTCCCGGACCGGAAAACTCTCCATATCCACCATATTGGTGTCCCGTGGCTGCGTGATACTGCTGCAACGGGGTCATAGTATGCACCGAGCCACCGGCTTTAGCCCCGCCTGTGTTGGCCAAATTGGTTAGGGTTTGAGCCTTATAATTATTCAACCAGTTTTGGAAATTGGCCGCTTCCCGTTTCATATAATTATTAAAAGCAACTGTATCTCCCAAGATGGCGGCATCCAGGGCACGGAGCCTATCTATGAAGGCGGTTTTTATTTGGCTGATTTGCTTGTCATAAGCTTCATCCAGCTTATCAAGCTTCTCTTGTTCCTGCTTGGCCATAGCCTCCATCTGCAACTTATGGGCGCTGGCCATTTGTTCCAAACGCTGACGCAAATCTTCTGCAGCGCGTTCTCTCTGGATGTTGTAGTTCTGTTCCGCTTCTTCCCTTCTCTTATCGTAATCTTTACGTAGTTCCGCAAGTTGCAATTCGTGGGCTTTCTTGGCGTCGGCTCTTTGTTGATTGTAAGCTTGTTCCGCCTCTGCCCTTTGGATTCGGAAATTGTTTCTAGCCTGTTGGCGGGCCTCCTGCTGATCTGCAGTTTTTAAGGCCAAGTCCATTTGGTATTTACGGTTTTCCTTAACTATGCCGAGGGCGTCGCGTTGACCAATCAGATCGCTCATGCGCATCTCATGCTGCATGGCCAGACGCATTAATTCCTTGCTGTGGTCCTTGGCCATTTGGGTCTGACTACGATTAAAGTCAGCAGTGGCCTTTTCCTGTTGGCGCTGGAAATTCTCACGTGCCTTATCTTCATTCAGCGCGTACTGGGCATTGGATTTATCCACTGCATTGTTATAAGACTCCAGGGCCCGAGCCTGGGCTAGGGCAAAATCTTCGGATGCCCTTGCAGCCTGTTTTCCAGCATCCTCTATTACTTGGACACGCTGACGTTCATATTGGGCGGTAGCCTCTGCCACCTGTTTTTCATAATCCTTAATTATATCAAGACGCTGCTGAGAGTACTTATTCGTAGCGTCATTCATTTGCTTTTCAAAGTTTATATAGGCTTCCACTTCGGCCTGGGTAGTAGTACTATCCTTGCCCTCAGGTTTCTGAGCACTGGTAGCTCCCAGCAATTCAGCTAGCCCCGTATTTAACCCTATAATCCACTTAGTAAACGCCGTCATGGAACCATCCAAGGCGGGAACCAAGCTGCCTATAACGTGAGCAAGCCCAAGCCAAGGCAATTCAATTATTTTATGCATAGTAACAAAAGCATCTGCCAAATTTTGATGCTTATAATTCTCAAATCCCTTAACCCCCAGTTTCTCCATGAGGTCACCGACAAAATTGCCTACTCCAACACCTATAATGGAGCCCACCACCAAAGAGCCAACGGTAAGGGTAGCTATTGCCCCGGTTGATAACCCCGATGCCGGCATAGAGGCTATGCCGGCCATAGTGTCCCTGATGCCCGCTCCCTCTGCTAGGGGGCCCATACCCAAGGCCTGCCCAAGTTGTGTAGTGGCGATTTTGCTTATAGCCAACCCAAGATCGGCCACAACGGTCATCATTTTAGATATAATGGTGGCTGCCGTTCCTAGCACCAGCATTGCTGAACCAACTCCAAGCGCTGCAGTGACTATCCACGGGTTGGCCTTTACTATACCAGCTATCCTCTCCATTAGGGATGCTGCCATACTCATGGCGGGTAAAAGGGCCTGGGTGGCCGTTTTCCCTATCTCCAGGTTGGACTCCTTTATGTCCCTCTGATATCCGAGCCACTTAGCGGATTCATCTGTGATGTTGCCGACTATTTTTACGTAGCTGCCAGCTTCGGCCACAATGCCAGCAGTTAGAAGACCCCCACCTATGGTAAGTAAGCTGCCTAACTGACCTATGCCCATGGCGGCATATCTTAGGCCGCGCATCTCCCCATACAATTCATTCATTTCCTTCTTGAATTGTTTGGTCCTGGCCTCCATATTTTGGGTGCCATTTTCATATTGCTTCTGGAAATCTAGGAAATCTTTTCCTAGTGCATCCCAACCTTGAGCCTGCTTAGCGTAAAAGTCATCCGCAGACTTACCCCATAAAGGCTCACGGGCCGCCTTGGCCTGGGCGGCAACCTGCTCAGCCCCCTCCTGAGTATATTTGAATTTTACATTAATTACCTTGTCTTCATCAGACACTAGTATGTCTCCATACCATCAGATTGGTTTTGTTTACCAGATTGTTTATGCATCTGGTTACCAACATATTTGAGAGCCATCACTGCTGCTAGCTCCTGTTCAGGCTGTTCCAACACATCCAGTATTGTCCACTTCCATTCGGTCATTTCCAATACTATTAAGATTTCCTTAGCCCGCTCTAATATGTCGTCCGGTATTTTATGGAACCCTAACTCTTCGAAGACTGGGAGGTCTCCTGATTCGTCTCCTGACCTTCCGTAGGCTGCAGAGAGCCAGTCGAAGGCATCCCAGTTTTTTTTTCATCTTCCTCACTCATGCCGGCCAGAGTTTCCATGGCCTTTTTCCATTGAGGATTTAATTCATAAGCAGTAATAGTCCATTCATCCATGCTGGCTTCGTCAACTTTATTTAAAAAGTCTTCAAAAGACATGCTTTTTAATTCAACGGGGGATTTTACCGAATTGACGCATGAAGGATATTGATAGAAAGCAACTTGCTTTCTCAACTCTTTATCACTCATCTTCACCGCTTCCAACATCATTTCGGCCCGGCGTATCCCGTCTTCTTTTCTTGCCGGGCCGATAATGATAGTGGTAGGAACGTCATCGATGTTTACAGTTATACTCTTAGTCGCCATTTTTAAAAACAGACCAACTTATTAGGTTGGTCCAACTCCTTAATATTCCCAGAAAAAATCTACATCGACATCAACGGCGGGGGCCGCATCGAAAGTAACTCCAGTGGTGGAGACCGTGAACCCGGTGGTTTGTTTAACCCCGTCGAGCCAAACAGTCACACTGGCTACATCCACAGTGGGGGTTAATCCATCTGGGAACAGGAATTCAACCGTATATCCGTCACCAACCCAGGCATTGATGGCCGGGCGTCCCGCAGTCATTGCCCGGAACAACTGGGCATCAGTGGCACCATCTATCAAGTTGGTCAAAGCAGCACCGAGGATGTTGGTGGAAGAAGGAGTCATCAATACATCATAACTCCCGTCTACTTCACGATCAGCGAAGCCATAAGACATTGGGATGGCCTTGGCCCGGGGAATCAAGAAGGACCTCCAACAGCGAAGGCGGGTAACACTATCCAGGGCCTGTTGCCATAAAAGCAGAGCTATCATAGGTTCAAACCCCTGATTGCTGGACAAATCTGCAATGGTGGCTGCCTGGCCCATGATCACCTGTTTGTTGCCCGTGATCACAGCATCCATCACTTGATTATCTGCACCAACGGAAATGCTACCGCTGGCAGCCTCTGTGGGGGGCAGAAAGTCAGCCGCACCGACGCGATCAGCATTGATGTGGTTAATTCTGCGCTGCTTGGGTATGGTCAGGGTCCAAGCTTTGTTTCCTACGAAGGGCAACCCTTGATAGGCCACAGAGGCAGAATTTCCTTTAATTCGACCACTAGCATTAAGCTCGTAAAGACAACCAAACCTAAAGCCAGAGCCATATTGAATTCCAGTAGATTGTGGCATTATTTTTTACTCCTCAAATATTTGGGTGACACCTGTACGGGCTCTTGATCGACAGGCAACAATTTCTGATTTTTCGCGTAATCGCGGTTATCAGTTTCTAAAACGACCCTTCGAATGCCCCCACAGTTACAAAAAGCCTGCAACCTTTTGGGGTCATCCTTCTTGATTACATATTTTAATTCCCTGCCACATGCAGGGCAGTTGGGGGTTTTATTCATTACCATATTGCACCAGATTTACTCCTTCCACTCTAACTGTATACCTTAGCCCCAAATAGGGCGCTGGGTCCTTACCAAACCTCAAAGTAGTAATACCTTCATCCCTTATTAAATAAGCCCTGTTTATTCCAGGCACTATATCAGATATGTTACCATCATATATGAGAGGGTGAGACTGGATTAAATTTCTAGACACCTCGATGTAGGGTTCTACCTTTTGTTCGGCTTCTCCGTCTATTCCAGTCTCGGCTATGGTCACATATAGACAGCAGGAAAAATCTCGCGTTTCCTTTTGAAAACGACCAACGGTGGCGTCCGGGGGATTAGGGTAAGCCGCCGCACCAGAGAAAACTATCCACAGTGGTAGGTCTATCTCGGCCAGGGACATTGGGGCAGCAGCATAAGCCTTGACCAGTTCTCCCACATCGTAAGATGGAGGAGCATAAGGTTCCCCAGTGTTTGGGTCCAACATGAGCATGGAGCCCAGCATGCCAGCAAAGGCCTTTTTGATTCCTACTATGTCCATGGAGCCACTCTGGCATAGTGCCTAAGTATTTCAGTAGCTCTGCTAGGGAAGGCCTTGGTATATACCATAGTACCCAATTCGGCTACACCTATGGAATCTCCAGCGCCTGATCGGTCTTCCTTGTACAACCGTAGAGACAACAAAGTACCCAATTCCAATATATCCAGGGGCAATTCCGGCTCTGTAAGGGCGAACCCACCAGTATATGATATTCTGGTGTACATTTTGTCGGACCACACCAAACCACCTTCAAACACCACCGATTCATATTCAACCGATATGAGGTTTGGGTCAGCAACCTTCCAAGTGTCTTTCAAAGCAGCGCGATATTCCAAAGAAGCAACGGAGACGGTAACCGGCTTGTGGGGAAAAACGGTTAATCGCCCCTCAGAATCTACTACTCCATTGGTTAAAATCTCTCCAACTACATCTTCCATCTGAAAATAGTTAGCCACTCCGGGCATGCCTGTAACCATTAAATCTATGGACCTGCTAGCCTGGCCAATGTAGTCAAGCAGAACGTCGTCTTTAGTATCCTTAGTACTGTCCATAGCATTCTTAAGCCTGGCAAGGTCTGTATAGTCCATTATCCCAGCCCTCCCAGATGATAGTACATGGTTATGGCTTCCAATTCCTTGGCTCTTACTACCTCCATAAAGAACGGGCTTATTAGCACATCCTCAATGGTTTGCCAATCATATTTACGCAGCAATTCGGTCTGGTCCTCTCCCTGGACATAACTGGAATAGGTGGCCAAATTTCCGACAGTTAATGTAACGGCATTTCTGCCCTGATCAACAATGAAGGACCAATTTTCTCCCAACTGCTGGGAAGTGGGGCGAAGTTTATATCCCGAAGCAGACAGCATTTTCTTGCCCGCACCACGGGTAGTCATGGTCATGGTCTTGATCTTCATGCGGGATACACTCTGTCCCGGGGCAATTATGCGGGACAGTGCCTTATCGACTTCCCCCATGACTGGATACCACCAACCGCGGCCACGTTCATAAAAACCCATCGGCTTATGCGTATCTGGATTAAACCTGCCCGGAGCATTAGCCTCCGTTTCCGGAGGATAGAATTGTAACTCTGTAACTAATGCCCCGCCTATCTCCTCGGACTTGTACGCTAATAGAGGGAAGAGACCTTCCGGATGCTCTAAAGCATTGAAGAATCTCTGGTCTTCGGATGAGATAATTACCTCTATTTCGGGCATTTGGTCCTTTAAGTATTGGAACGGCAGAGAGTATTCTGCCGTTCCAATTTATTACTTGCGCCCCGCGTAGGAGTAGGCGACTAGGACGCAGGAACGCCAAAGATTAGGAATCGACGCGGGCTCCACCAATGGCAGCTTGGGCAGTTGGGTAATAACACTTGAGAGTCTCAAGATACCAAATGTCAAAGTTTACATTGCGATCGGAAGAAGCGAGCGGGAAATAGTTATACGGGCGAAGGACATCGAGGGCAAAACAGCGGCTATCCTGGGCGAAGCGATAGGTGTCGGGAGGCAGGGTTTCGGACAGCAACAACACCAAACCATCCGGAAGATAAGGATGGGCAATGATGTCAATATCCGTTGACATGCCGGCATTCTGAGCAAAGCGGTTCAAATACCCGCCGATCATAATGCCACCAACAATTTTGTTCTGCTTTTGAGTTAAGTCCAAACGCATCATGGACTGGGAGGCAATACGGGCAGTCAAAGAACTGACCGTAGCCGGGGACCCAACGATAAGGGTTGGGGCTGTGTGATACATAACCCACAAACGCTGCAGAACGGTGTTAATTTCCTTAACACCACCAGCAGTATCCGTGGTGAAAAGCCCGCCATCCATATCGAGGAAGACACGCTCTCCAGCACCCACAAGATCAACACCGTACATGGTCGATTTGGTTGACCACGCTACGAAACCTTCGAACTGGTTGTCGTTCGCAGAACCATCAACGGAAGGACAAGCCACCGAACCAGCAGGAGGAGCAATAATACGAATATTATTGACCCCAATCCATTTTTGACCAGTGGAGGTCGGGACAAAAGCGGCCCCATCCTTATAAGCAATTTCTGTGGCGGGGTCCAACAGGTAAACATCCGTGGAATCCCCATATTCATCGGAACAGTAAACCTTATAACCTACAGCGCCTTCAACCACGGGCCAGCTGACGTTCAAATAGCCTTTCGTGCCACCACTTACGGTAATGGCCACAGTTCCCGGGACACTTTCTCCAGGGGTGTGGGCGCTTACAGGAGTGGCAGCGCCGGTATCATTACGAAGTTTGCCCTCCAAGGTAATCGCTGTTACCTTTACCGTCCAAACGCCGTTTGCGAACAGAGCCCCCGCGGCACCCTGGGACCCAACGGGAACGGGGGCATCAATAGCAAACTCGTTGCCGCCGGTGACCACCAATTCCTCGATGCGCATCAAGGTTTGCAGGTTAAACATGCTTTGATCTTTCACCGGGTCAGTAAACTGACGGGCGAAATCGATGGCTTCAAGTTGCACGGAGCCATGAATTGATTGGGATTTATAATCCGCCCCAATGTTCACTGCATTGGGATTTCCCTCGGCACCATTACCACCAAATGCAGTGCCCATTGCAGCACCGAAATCGAAGCCATTATAGCCCAATTGCATTTTGTAGTTGGCCTGAGGGCCAGCCATAGCCCCTACGGGGCCTGGGTCAACCGCCACACGATTGCGAAGAACCGTATACGCGGGCAGACGCATTTTGACTTCACGTTCGAGGTTATATCCAGTATAACCTGAGGTTGCAGTCAGCGCCTTTTTGAAAGAATCGAGTTGATTGGCATTGAAATCTCCAAATCCGCTCATTTGATTGAGGGCTAAGATCAAGCCATCAGTATCAGTTAATCCTGGCATTTTTTCACCTTATCCTTATAATATTTGATCGATCACATCAGCTAGCTTAGCTAGCGGGAGAGTAAATCCGGCCAGCGTAGCGAGCAGATGTTACCACACCACCTTCTTCAAGTGTGCGGTAGGTTTCCCTACGAATGGCGTCATTTACCTTGGAAAAAGCCATAGCGCCGGTGAATTCATCATCACCGCCCGCCAATTTCAAAGCTTTAGCCATGGCATATGGGCCGCCTTCCATCAGGGCAGCCACAATTGGGTCAGTGTCGTTCTTCTTTTCCTTAACCAATGAGTTAAGGTCACCCAATGGACTGTCCGTGATCTTTGCGAATTTTTCCAATACTACATTGGATTTCTCCAATGTTGCACTGATCTTCGCATTGATGCCCACCTGCTCCTCAAGTTTGGCCATCAAAGCCTTATACTCGGGAGATTCCTTGACATCCACGGCTGCAGCTGTCTTTTCGACGGCAGGGGGGAGTTTTTCCTTGATTTCCGCTTCGGGGGCCTTGTTGTCTTTCTTGTCCTCGGCGTCTTCATCCTCCTTCTTATCCTCGGCAGCCTTGATGGGGACTCCCGTATTCAAAGTCGGACCAGATGGGTTTGCACCAACCGGAGTGCTGGTATTGGCCAATCCTCTAACTTGGTTGACGATGGTTCCAAGAGCATCTTTAGCCAAAGTCGGATTGCCTTCAACAGACTCCACAGCATTGTCTATTGCAGCCTTTAACTGCAATAACTGATCATGTTCTGAATCGCTCATAGTTTTACCTACCTTATCATTAATTATTTTCTTGGATGCGGGGTCATACTTATATTTAGTACCAGAACGGCTCGCCAATCTCGCTATTCTGCGCCCTAGAACATGGCGACTGCGAGGCGAGTATTGCTCAGCACCTATCCCGCCATTGAAACGACCCACGGCCACCGTAGACCTTGAAGAATCTACTGGATAGGCCCAATTAGCCGGGTCGCCATACTCATTGGCATCACTTGGATATTCTTTTGGTGCACTTAACGGGGAGCCGTCTCGTCTTGGAATTCCGATTCGCTCTCCGAGAGCTTTTAATTTATTTTCCTGTTGCTGCTTTTCGGCCTTTTCCAGAAGATTCAACTCTTCCAGCTTACTGACTGCTTTTATGAAATCAGCCACCCATTCAGGAGCAACAGAGGATGAAATAAGAGGGTCAATATCATCGTCCCCCTCCAGTTTAAACATCGTAAATCTAGCAGTGGGAACAGCCGGCACGTCTACCAGGCTTATTTCTCTGGGGTCCGCAGTGTATCGCATATATTGGGAAGTCGGGTCCCGCCATCGTCTGGCATATCTTCCTGCAACACTGAATCCAGTATATACCCCCTCTTTTACCTTTTTTACTTCGTTTTCATCGATTACTTTAGCACAAACATCTATAGCCTTATCCTCAGATAAATAATTCATTTCAACTATTTTGCCGGCGGCTATTGGTTGGTGCATTGATCGCAAAGGGAATAAATTTTTGCCCTCGCTTGCGTCCTTCATCATTTGTGATCGACGTTGGAAAAGCGGGGCGGAAGTTTCGAAATCGCAAATTTCACCATCAGAATCAGGAGTTTCCTGAGTGGCTCTCCCCCATACTAGCATGGTGCCATCTGGCTGTAATTCAGTTTTCTCTAAGGGCAGGTAAATCGAGAATATTTGATCAGGCATTATGCTCCGTAATATGCTGGGAGGCGGCCCAGGAGTCTGAAACCGCCTCTCCAAACATACTACATTTTACCATACCTTGATGGTAAGCACAAGATATGGAATTATTTTTTGGGTGCCGACAGGGAAGGGATTGCGCGTTTCAACAGGGAGGCACCACCAAAGGCAAGTAATACCGAAGTGATCACACCGAAGACCGCAACCGCAATGCCATAATATTGTGGAGGAATAAGGGCCAACAGAGAGTCTGAGGTTTCAAAGATCAATCCAACAATAGTGGCTACAAGTTGAGTGATTTTACCTGAAAAATCGATGCCCCATTCCTTGGCAGCATGCTTGATGCCGAAAGTAACAACGATGGTAACCAGGCCAATGATGAACTGGGCAACCAGACTGAAATCCTCGACGCGGGGAGGGGTGGTGTCCTGAGCAAAGGCAACAGGAACGACAAACAACACTGCCAACAGAAACATAACCCAAAACAGTACTTTATTGATTTTCATTTTAAATCTCCTTTAATGCCAAGTATACTACAGTTTTATTTTCTTGTAAATTTCTCATTGCATGACCGGGGAGGGAAGGCAATGGCAATGAGCATGGGCTGCGTCAGGAGGCATTGGGTCCCCAATGGAAAACTTTCTTCCATGCAAATCTATGCATCCCTCATACTGTTGTCCATTTATTGCCAGGGGTACTGAACAGGGTTTCTCTCCCGTTGCATCCCAATACCATTGGGACCACCCATTAACCCGCATCGTTTTCAAAGTGGCCTGATTTATTATTCGCCCCACCACCATTTGGGCTATCAATTCTATTCTATTCCTGTCAAACCATTTATTCATTCTGGTCATTAGCATTGGAAAAGGTTCTTCCATGGCATACCATTGAGCCAACTCTCTCTCAATGCCCCTCATTGTGGAATCCAATGCATCGCCAAAGGATGAATTAGTATATTGCTCATAAGCAGCTATCAATTCGGGAACAGTTAATTCTATGGGGGTTAATCCTCTGGATAGAAGCATCTCATTTTCTATATTCAACATGGCTGCCACTATTCCAGCCAGAGCGGCTGCCATGGCAACCATTGCCACTCTTCGCCATTCTTCCCAATCACTGGGCCCCATGTCCGCCTTCATTATGGCTACAGCCTTTATACTCGAAATCTCATCCATGGAAATATTCGGATTATCAACAATAGCCACCGTAGTTATTTTGTTCATCCGCTTTTTTAAGTTGGCCTTCCTAAGAAACCTTTCCAATTTCTTATGCTGGGACCTGAAAACGGGGGCCAATGCAAGCGCTACCTCTTCCTCGGCTTTGCCCCTGGCCGTGATAATTTTGTTCCTTCTTTGGGTAGACCTCATTTTTGCCATTCTGGTCCTGTTATCTGCCCTCTGTTCTTCGCAGCACAGCTACAGTTCCTGCGACCTCTGATAGTATGAACATTCCATCTGTCAGACGCAAGAAATCTTCAATGGCCTGTTTGATAGTGGCCCAAAAAGGATTACCAAAATCATGCAAGGCTATAGTCTTAGCTCGTACTCCGAACAACATCAAATCCATGAATACATAGTCGTAGCTGTGTCCACCATCCACCCATAGAAGATCGATGGGGGAGAACCAGTTTATACCAATCCGCCGACTGTCTCCTTCCAATACCTGGACGTTGGATACCCCCACTTTCTTCATGTTGCTAAGCAAAAGATCAGCGCTGGTTGGTACGTCATCTTCCGGGTGCCAGCTGAAATCGTCGATGGTGGTTATTTGAGAATTAGGAGCAGCAATACCTAAAACTGCAGTCATTCCTCCATATAAACACCCAATTTCCACGATGGACTTCCCGTTGTGATCAACCTCCTGAGCCAGACGGGCTAAACACTCCCGTTCTATTATCTCGGTCAACGGACGCACAGGCTCTGCCATCTTAATTATTTCTTCAATGCTCTTTTTCATATTTTCTCCTTTTGGATTCGGGCCGCACCACGGCCATATAGATGAAGTATTATTTCGGCTCCCTGTTCATGTGGAAAATTCCATATCTCAGATAATACGAACACCCTCACTTTAGATCGATTGGCGGCTCGCATTAGAGACAATTGCTCATCCCATTGCTGCCATCTCATCCATTCTCTGTGCCAGTGTTTAAACAGGTCTTCAACAGCCTTATTTTTCTTAAATAGGAAAACCCCGGAATTCCAAAATGGGAAATTTCCATCGCCCCCAAATTCTTCCACAGTAGCATCCCTCTCTTCCAAATTATGTGCCCATCCGGCCCTGGGTTTATTGTACAACTGAGACACTGATAGGCGTTCCTGGGCTATCACGAAATCCCAGGAGTTGAGAAACCCAAATATTTTGTCTGGCCTTTTCAGAAAACGGGTATCCGAATCCATGTACAGTGTTTCTTTAAAGGGAGAAAGGCCATATATGAAGGGCTTTACTCTGCCGGCTCTAAATTGGAACCCGTTGGCCTTATCTTTATCAAAAGGCGACTCTCCCTTCCAGGGAATATGGGTAGAAATTCCATATACACTCGGGTCTGAGGACATACCCGCCTCGTCCCCAAGGACACACACAGGCAGTACATTGTTGGTGTTCCTTAGAGTGGTAATGCTGTTCTCCATCTCCTCCCTTGCCTTATCGCCAAAAGCCATATATAGTATACCCTGGTCCATGGAGGCCTTTATTGGCAGCATTTTAGATATGAAGGTGGTTTTAGGCTGAATAGACGGTATATGAGTGGTAGATTTCTTAAATTTTAAATGTTTGCTTATTTCATCGGCCATTCGCTGCGCAGAGGAACCCAAATAGGGGAACAGCCTGGATACTGCTTTCGATCGATTGGGTCTAAAAGTGTCGGGGCCAGTTACTACCCTTTCTACAGTTTCGATAAGCTGGTCCGGATAATCCACCTGGGGACCAATGTCAGTAAAATCCCAAAATCTAAGGCCCCAATTGGCTTTCCTGTCGAACCACGGGGCATTCAATATAATCACCGGCTTTCCCGTTACCATAAATTCATACAGGGTGGAACTGGCATCATTTATGTAAATGTCCGCCCTGCGCATTACCTCATTGAAGTCAGCCACAAAGGGCAATCCCATGGACCTACAATATTCCTTCATGTCTCTGGATATGATGGGGTGGGCATGTACTATTAGATTAAATTTACCAGCCAACTCAGGCAGCACTCCAATATAATGCTCTCCAGCACTGCCTATCTCTGCCGGCCTGGAATTTTTGGTACCATGATGGAACGATATGGCCACAGTGGGGTTCTTGCCCATAATATGTTTGGCAAATTTTCCCGCCCAGGGGTCCAATTTAGGCATACCCACTATAGGGTGGGGTATGTGCTTCAACTCGGGGTGTACCTTGTTCAATATATAACTGTTTTGAACGGGCAGCAGGGACATTTTGGTTCTCTGCCCCAACCCGTCGGCATATGCTGCCTTTCCAAAAGTCAAACCCGCTCCATGTTCTATAAGTATAACAGGCCGCCTGTCATTACATTCTAAAGCACGGGTAGCGTCCCCATAGGAAGCTGTCAATATGGGGCCGTCTCCACATTGGCCCCCCTCCATATAGGCCATGAATTGTATGTGAGGATACTTCCTGGCTTCCTCTGCACAGTGGGAGGACAGATAGAAATCCCCCCTATTATCTGGATGTATGGCATCCCATACAGGTATCATATGGTCCAGATAATATGCACTTCTACAAAAAAAGTCTATCTGGTTCATTCACACCTACCCGGCATGGGCCTAATAAATATTGAGTTGCGCTGGGTCACAGCGGACCACCCAGTCAGATTGTCTCTAATCCTGACAAATCTAACCCATGCTTCGCCTAGTTGGTCATACTGGCACTCCATAACCAATATTGTCTCCCCCTTAGAAAGATAGTCAGGACTGGAGGGGTATTTGGTGCCCGGTCCCTTACGTATCTCCAATATATCCGCTATTACAGAAGCCTCATATTGGGCAGGAGTAGCTGTAACAAGTATAATGGTAGGACCAACGGGAAGAGTGCTGGTGCCCACTACAGCCGAAGGGGTTTCAGTCCACCCTCTAACAACGTAGTCCGGGGTTTTTTGACAGGCCAGGGAAGCCATTATTAACAACAGTGTCGCCAGTATCTTTCTCATACTTGGCTCCCGGGCAACGCTTTTGGCAGCCCCAAATTTTTGCGCCCAGTTGTACATTTCGGATTGACACATTTCTCATAAATTGGCCATTTGGCTGGCTTACTGTCCTTGCCTATCTTGCTACCATATTCAATGAAAGGCAATTCAGCACGACACACAGCACACAATGTAGGTGGATGTATAGGTGAGTCTGTAGCCTGTGCCACCTTTTGTTTCTTGGGAGGTGACATGAATCTGCCTACGAATCTGGAATTCTTTAACCTCTTCATCAGTTGGTCGCCATGATCAGGTTTAGGTGACGATAATGTGACAGGGGTAAGAGAGGGAGCAATAGCAGACGTGGGCTTTTGTTGCATCAACTCCTTAGGTATTGAAGAGAATATGGATTTCCCTAACAACAATGCCATAATAATCGTGGGAATCGATGGAACGAACCAGCTGATAAATGTCTGGATTTCTTGCGGTTGTTCCTTCAAGGCATCTCCCACCCTGAATGAATCGAACACCTGAGCCAGGGCGCTTATCAAAAATGGAGTAACTATAACCACCACCGTCCACAGCCAGTCAACTACATTCTTGGCTCTGGGCAGAGTGAGTTTCATAACAAACAGCGCTCCTTCAATAAGCACCCCAACAGCTAACCCATAGAACAGGGCGACCCCTGAATACCCAAATATGGTAGCAGGGGCAAAAGCGGCCATCAAATCAACAGTCTTGGAAAACATGAGGGCCATGCCTAGGGCAAAGGTTAAGTTTTCCACCACCCATGCAAGGCTACCCGCCAGATCAAAGTCCGTCTCCCCGGGGGGAGACACTTGCTCATTCTTGTAATTCATTGCCTACTCCTTTTTCTCCTATAGATTCAAAGATTTATTGTCCAATATGGATTGTGCGCGTGCTTTGGCAGCGGCAACAGCCAATTCGGCATTGGCAGCATTGTCTCCAGAGGACAATACTTCCAAAATATCACTCCATGTTGCAGCGTCTCCCAAGCACATTTCCACGGAAGCCAAAGATGCCTCCGATATTGGTTTACCGATCATGTTCTGGCAGAATACGGATAACACTCTATCCTGTCCATCTCCGGAAAAACTTTGACCGTTGTTTATTAAGACCATCCTGGAATTATCGTCAGGGTGAGTCACATAATTTTGAATTATGTCTCTTCCCCTCTGTCCCATGATGTGGTCCAGAATGCCCGCTTGTTCCAAATATCCCTCTCCATATTTGGATATATCCTTATGGGGAGTGATGCCGGTTCCATGTACAGCCCATACCGCTGCCCCCTGCTCGTGGTCAATTTCTGATACAAAGGCTAGGGGAACCAACGGGAAATCGAGAGACTGGGATAATAACCACGCAGCCTCCTCCCTTAAATATCGGGGACCCAACATATCCGAAGCTGTCTCCTCCCCCTCAGCCATCCACAAGGCGGGCATGGGTTCCAGTCCAGGTGGACTCATGTGCACCAATTCCGACATCCCATAATGCTCATCAAAGGGGGCAGAAGAAGTAGCTATTCTAGATATGGGAGAGTTGAAATATTGCTCATCCCCTGGGCACACACCACAATGCTTGAAATATTCGACCCAGTCTATTTTTTCCATTTTCTCTGTGGCTCGTGATAGGGCCTCTTCCACATGGAATATATCTGCAGACAACTCTCGCCTTAGGGATGAGTTATTCCTAAGCTGGGATATTTGCCACCATGCAATGGATTCAGTGTTATCACCATCCGGGTCATCAGGATTAATGGATTTCCTATCATCATGTATATCCAATTTATCTTCCGACTCTATTAAATATACATATCCCCTATACACTCCATCAAAAGTGTTCCATTCGCAAACACATTGGCCATCTGGAAGGGACAGGCCGGTTTCCTCGGTCCACTCCCGTTTAGCCGCATCGAAGGGTGTTTCACTACCTTCTACGTGCCCTCCCGGAAATTCCCAGGTGCCCGCAGCTGGGTCATCTTCAACTCCCAGGGCTCGCTGCAACATCAATACTCTATTGGTATCTGCTGCTAAGACAGCCAGTCCAGCCACAGTTGGGCCAGCATGTTTTACAAGTGGCTCCTGTCTGGCTCTTTTTACCTCTTGATGGGTATAGTATGCCGGGTCAGTCTTCAAATTATTGACTACCAAACGGGATATTACTTGTTGGTCCCCATTAAAGGTGGTGGCATGCTTCTGTTCCTCCTCCATACCCATACGCCACTGTTCCAATTCTACCCCATGGGGCGGTTCAACTGGCTCATATTCTTCACTTTTTTCCAACTTCTTCCATTTATCGGGAGCTACCCCATTTATGTCGTGCACATATATTTTGCTTTTGGTTTTGGATTTGAATTCCTTAAAGTGCTCATCGCACAACCATATTCGTCCAAAAGCCATCGCATAAGATACGTCTTTTGTGGGGGGCTTATTGCAATTAAAACATTTATTCTTGGGGTGCGACTTTTCCATTGCAGGGAGTGAATAATGGACCGACCCCAGGTTTTTCCCATTTGATAGTTCCAGTTGGGACATCAATTTCTTAACTGTTTTTACATCCTCAGGTGTGTGTTCCTTTCCTTCGGTAATTCCATCCTCGGGGCCAACGGGGCTGCCACCGGCTTCCGCGGACTGCTTGTTAGATGGAGCCACCAACCCAGTGTCATCCGCTACCACTTTCTCCAGAACATATACCGAAGACCCGGTTACGATCAAATGCATGTTGGCAATATTATCCTTGTCCTCTATTGTTCCAATTACTTCCTTATTTTGTGCAGTCAATACATCGTTTAGAGTCATACTGCCATGAATCAGCTGATTCCATAGGGCTTCCTGTTGCATGGAGGGGTCGATTTCTTCCTGGGGATAGTCCAGATAAAATTCGGCATCGTCTACACCATTGTCCTCCAATACACTATTAAAGGCTCCTTCCACGGATGTCTTCTCGGCCTCAAGAATTTGGCGGGTCATGTCGTGCGCAGCCCCTTGTTCGAACCCCTTTCCACCCAACCCACGGGATGACCTTTCCCCAATTTCGGAAGTCGGAACACCCAGGGCATAATATATGTTGTGGCGAGCAGTGGCATACAATTTGTCGGGGAAATCGGGCTTTTTGGTGGGTATGTACTTCATACCCTCAGGACCAAAACGAATTCTGGAGTGTTGGGTCTGGGAACCAGATGCCATGCGAGCATTGAATTCCTTTTCAGCCAGCGCCAACTTAGTCATAGTGGGGAACCATTCCTTGGGCATGGCCGCAAACCCCTCGGGCATATTCCCCGTTCTATAATGGCCCAACTCAAAAGCGGTAAGCAGAGCCACCAGCTGAATCCATGGCCATGATCTCTCTATATAAACTTCGCCATACGGACTATCTACAGCAGGGGCAGGGGGCTCAGGAACGAAATATATTTGTGATTTATCCCAAAATGAGAAAGGTATACCCTTAATTATCTGAGTGAACGCAGGGGTAGTTATTGGTAATTCCTTCCCCTCAATTATTCGCTTCCTCGCCCTGTCCAGATAATTTCTGGCCACTTGTGGCATGGCAGATAAAAATCTGTCATCCCCAACATTTTTTATACCATGCCTTATGGCTTCAATATGCATCAATACTTCCGGGTCCACTTCTCCGGGCTCGGGCAGCTTGCCCCTCGAATTGACTATCAAAAACAACGTGGACCCATCAATATACTCCATGGCGTCCGTCTCCCCCTTGCTGTTCTTTCGTTTGAAGAAAGCGGGGGCAGCATATATTTTGGCGCTTTTCTTATATCTGGATAGCCACACATTAAATGGGGTGACTCTATCCGGATATAAAGTCATCCAATTATATGGATGATCATTGGATATTTTTTGTTTGGTCTTCTTGTTCTTCAACATTGGCACGAACCCCGACAATTCTCGTATTAGGAGATTAACGGGAGTGGACACTTCGGTGACATTAGTGTATGCAGCTTTTAGCGCTGCAGTGGGCATTAATCCCTCATACCCAATCCTGGGTTGCAGTGTGGCATTGATGGCCACGGGATAATCAATTTCTCTGGGTATATTGTTGTCTTCCGGGCGGGCGATGGGGGCAATGGGCCATCCAGGGCCATACATGGTATCTACGTCATCCTTTGGGAGGTTATACGCACCTGAGCCGGTCACTACCGTGTATTTGTGAAAATTGTCTTGGGGTACTCTAATAATAGCCATTACTTTTCTCTTCTCGCCTACTGCCTTTTATCTGTTTCGGTTTTGGGGGGTTCAACCATCACAGCATGCATGAACCACCCCTTTGACTTATACCAATCTTCCAATTCGGATAGTGCTACCGTATCAACCGAGCCCGTCTGATCGATCACAAACACAGTGCGGGTGGCGTGGTTGAATGATATTTCAAGTCCCGGCATTACTATATGGTGCTCTTCAAATGCGTCGGGCTGTTGAGTGGGTTTGAATGGCCACATTATGGCAACCTCGCTATTTTAGACTTGGCACTCACCTTAGCCTGGTCCCTAAGTTTCTGATTGAGCATAACGGTTTGGGCGGTCATGAATATTATGCAGTCTATAAGTTCCAGATCACTACACTCATTAAGCGGTTTCCCTTTCCAATCCAGCATGAACCCCAGAGCCCGCTTATCCTCGTCAGTCATCTCACTATAGGACTTCTCCCGTGCTCCCACTTGCTCTATTTCAGGTTGATTTGGAATAGACGACATTGTTATCCTCCAATCTTTTCATTAATCCAGACGCGGTGATGTGGCCGCCCTCAAATCTGGCCCAGGTCTCTTCAAAATACACCTTGTTTACTAAATAGTGCTTGTCCTCTCCAACGGGGGTGCAGGACAAAAACTCTCCCTCGTCTATCAATTGACCGCTGCAGAGGGGGCACTTTCCAAGATAGTCCATATTTATCTCCTTTTTCCATCTATGGCAGAGGCCATAGCTTTAGATATTTTAGCTTCCTTTATTAGATCAGCTTTAGATTCTTCAAAGGTCATTCCAGTTATTTCCGCATGATATTCAATCATATCATCGTCAATATCTTCCTCGTTCATTTCTCCCTTGCCGTAGGCCTCCATTTCTTCGTCCGTTACGGCATATCTGCCGGCACGGAAGGCCAGGGCCCCTCCAATGACAGTATCGTCATGGCCATCACCAGATGCAGCCAATCTCCAGGCCCCGGAAACGGGCAATTGAGTGGCTACGAATATGTTGTATTCATTCTTTTGTACTAGATAATTCTGCATTTGCCAGCCTCCCTCATGGAGGGCCTCATTCCAATCTGACATTATGCCCGCCTTCTCCGTATTGGTCATTTCGAAGGGGCGAACATTGACATTCATTTTGCGCAACATTTCGATATTAATATTTCCTATGGAGTTTTTCTCCCCCAGTATTACATCCAGGTGCCATTTATCATTTTTCTGTTTGATGCGCCTTCGTATTTCTGCCCACTCCATCCCTCTTAAATGGAGAAGGTCAACCTGAACCTTGTCGGTAAAATCCAATACGGGCATGGCTGTGAAGTCATTGGCCTGTCCGAAGTCCAATCCCGCAGCATATTTGTGGCCAGGAGTATATGCTGCGTTCATTGGTGCATTAAAGGATTTGCTTAGATCACCAAAATATCCTTTACCGCTGGTGAGAAAGCAGGTAACGGGGTCTTCCGGATATTCTTGTGGAAAAAGGTCTTTTAATTCGTTTATTTTATTGCGACGCCACTTAATCTGCTGTGGAGTAAGATTATTGGCCTGGACCAGTCTTATCTCATCATCATCATACTCCAGTTTTTCCTCGGGGTCCAGCGGGATTTGATATCCAACGTCCCACCACCAAGCATAAAAATGGAGACGCCATACGCCTACTCCATGCAGCGCCTCCATGCAAAGATCATAAAAATGGCCCTGGGCTCCGTTGGGGGTGGATTCCAGTACTACATCAGGACTACCGCCCTGCATAGCGCCGGCCACAAGTTTTCTCGCATCCGGCCAGAAGGCCACTTCCGACCCATGGAAATCTGTGTACGTACCACCACGACCAGTTTCCACTGTACCCGCAGTGGCGATGGTAGCTATGGAGTTTAATTCGGGATAGGTGGTAAGAGATGCATTGGCATATTTGCGAAGAGGTTGAATACCATTGAATTTGCCATTCATCCAAAACGTGTCGGCCATAAGCCTAAGTTTGGTGGTAGTGTCTGCATCGTGTGCCAACGTGATGGTTGATCTGGAGGAGGTAACAGTACGCCTGTACATTTCCCCCTGTATTTGTGTAGAAAAGCCCAATTGCCTGGATTTAAGTATTAAGTCCCTTCCAGTACGATTAGCATGGAAGTGTTTTTGGGCGCGGTTCCAGTAAAACGGAACAAGCCGTCTTTCCTTGTCTGTTATTTTAAGGAATACGGATGCGAATAATTCGGGGTCTTGCGATATTTGGCTAGGGCTGGGGCTGATCGACATTCGTGGGCACCACATCTATCACAGAATTGTTCTGTTGTGCGCCCGCAAACAGTTCTTGCGGGGAAGAATTATTGTTGTTTATGGTAATATTAGCTCCGATAAATTGGGCCCATGTCAACTGCCCAGGGCCGCCCGGGACTACCTCTTTAGGGGCATTCAATCCCAGGATTGCGCAACGCTTTTCGATACATGACATAACTCCATTCAGGAAACGGGGGTCACCAAATTGTTCCCGTTCTGAATTTAGTGTAACCGTGGAACCCGGCCCTGAGATTCCCTCGGATGTGGAATGGGCCATCTGCAAAGATTTCTCCCATCCCTCCCAATATGTCCGTTCTAAAGCGTCTATACGCGCCAGTTCCTTATTCTTGGCAGCGTTCATGTCGTAGAGTCTTGACTCCCTCCATTCTTGCTGCAAGGATTTCAAATCTCTAGACACCGTGGCAGGGCTTAATTCTAATTCCGCACAAATCTCCTGCTGGGATTTGCCACGGAAATACATATCGGCTTCACGCCGTAAATCCCGTTCCTTTTGTGATTCTGATCTTGGTTGTCCAGTTTTAGTCATTGTTTCCCGGAAGGGGCTCCTACGGGAGACTGGTACCAGCAGCCTCCCGCAGCAAACCTATGGAGATGAGATATGGGCGATGACTCCCACCCCCACATTATATCACATCCAATGCCAGGACACAATCCCCTGACAATGGATTTAATAGGGTGTGCCCCGTTGGCCCTTGATCTTATTCATTATAGTATCCGATTTTTTATTTTTTTTTTCTTTATCTTGTATATATACATATTGTCTCAAGACGAGACATACCTAGCCGTAGCGATGAGACAGGTACCTTGTGGTACGCGCCCCGTCGTGATACAATAATACACAAGGAGATAATTATGCCACTATTAAGAGGAAAGCACCAGCAGGAAGGAATTTGCACCCGTTGCAATTCACCATCGGCCCCTGACCACAAGTATTGCCAAAAACACCTATCTAAAGCCAGAATGCGCAATTTTAATCGTAAAATGGCTGCCATAGAGGCACTGGGTGGGGTATGTACATGTTGTGGAGAGAAAAATCCGGAATTTCTACAGATTGATCATATAGATGGAGGAGGCGGCAAGCACAGGAGGGAAAAAAAGTATTCCACATCAAAGTTATATTATCAAATCATTAAAGGAACCATTGAACACAAAGTACGACTTTTATGCGCCAACTGTAATCAATCGATAGCCATTTCCCCAACCGGCATATGTGCACACACGCGATAAAGTACCTTGCAACCCGTCCCGTGTCATGGTATAATTGTCGTATGGCGGTATCGGAGGCCGCGGATAATGGATGAAAACCACGTAAGCGAATATAACAAACAATATTACCGGAAACACCGCGAGGAGATAGCCCTCCGTCGCATAAACAAGCGCCACTCGCACGTTGGAGTGGTGCTCACTCATGACGATTGGCAAACCATCAAGGACATACAAAAGGGCAAATGTTTGCGTTGTGACAAGGAAAAAACTCTGTCCCCATTCCTTGTGGATACCAAATTCGTCGGTTATTGCAAAGCCTGCAGCACCCAGATAGCCTTGGAAATGGCCAATACGGCCAGGGAGAGGAACAAAAACCTGCGGTTAGAGCAGGAATCCAGCATATACGATTAAGAAAAGGAGATGAGATGAAAAATTTTTATGTACTGGTACCGTTAATAATGACAATGATATTTGGTTTATTTCCCAAGCCGGCACCGGTAGAGCAACGGGTGTTTATGCCTACCCTTGTTGTCCCCACAGAAACCCCCCAGCCGACTTACACAGAGACAACGGGGCACCCTGAGGGGCAAGTGGCGGAAGTAGTGATACTTGTTGACACACCAGCCCCAGTGATCGATCAACCCATCATGGTGGTTGCTGCCGACACTTCCCTTCCCGTCAATATCGTTGAAGTAACTGAGACTGAACCATTCGAATTTATCAGTGCCACTGCCACCAATACTTATGAACCCACCTTCACCCCGGAATGGACGGCATGGATTGGCACGCCGGTCCCCGATATCTTAACTTCCGAAGCGTATCCATTACAGGCCGCTCCCGACATTGATGATCTTTGGGATGCAGTTGCTACTCCACAAATAGTACCGTCCGGGTCCGCGGAAATTTGCCCAGCCCCACTACCCATGCCATTTGTAACCTGGGAGATGGCAGTAGAAGCATCATTACTGGATGGACCAAATTCGGAAACTATAGAGCTCCCTGCCTCAGCGATATCAAATATAATGGTCAGGGGTGGCGGAACATTCCCCACGATTGGTACCGTGATTGTTCCGGAGGAAGGACTGGTCTCCTATCTAATGGAGTTTGTGCTGCGTGGCCAGATGTTCATTTGCCAGGATATCAACGGTAAGCCAAATGTTTATGGGCCCGGAGTGCAGGAATTTTTGAACAGTCTTTCTCAAAACTACCTATACTAGAGGCAATGCTATGATTATAACCGTTTTATGGCTTATACTTGTATACATGATCATATTTTCCGGCCCTGCAGCCCAAATGCGCACCTTGCACTGCCACAACTGCAGAATTGTTTGGGAGGTTTACGCCCCTGCCAATAAAAAGATTTTTTGTGATAGGTGTGGCCATGAGTTATAATAACTGGATGAAGAAGGCCCGAGAGGAGGGCAGAGTGTGCCCAACTTGCAAGTTTCCCGTTTCCAAAAGCACCTGGACTTGGATGCAGAAAAACAGCCCCGACAAGTGCTACGATTGCCATATGGGGGATGTGGGCATTTCCGGTGTGGGTTGCAGGGGCAGCGTCATGGAAGACAACATCAGTGTTCAAGATATAGAGAACCGCATAAACAGATGAATACCAGTGGATTTACCCACGAAGTATTGCGTGAGGTAGCTCGCAACACTAAACGGTCGATTGAGGAAATAGAGCTATTCGCAGCCCTGGGGAATTCAGAAGTCATCAAAAAGTGTAAGGACGTCAAACGTAACCTGATTGAGATTAGAGAAAAGAGGAAAAATGACAAGATGTCAAGCGCTCGATAAGGACCGCAAACGCCAATGGTTCGAAATTGGTCAAACATCTAAGGACGGGATAAAGCTGGTGACACCCGATGGCCGTGTTTTTCTGATGATCAGGTCCCAGGTGATGGGGGCCATAGGGTTACCTGCTCCTACTGGTAACATTATGGTCGAATTACGTTCCAAGATACTGGATTTGGTAAGGGAGGAGCACATTGAAATTAATACTCCCGCTGGCCAGATCATGCTGACCCAGGCCATAATCAATATTATCACACCTTACATAACCAAAAAGGAAGAGCCTGCTCCCGAATGTAATCATCCTGACAAATTCTCCACCGAGGGCAACGATTTTTGTCCGGATTGCCGTTGTTTGGTGTCCCATGTCCAATAAACTTATATTGCGCAAGAAAGTCAGCATAACCGAACTGGAAATATTGATGATTCTATACCAGTCGGACAAAACTCACAGGGAGATGAGTGATTTTCTCCAGGTTCACGATTCCTCTCCCTATATGCAACGCCTAAAGGACAGCGGGTACGTAGGCAGCGAAAGGAAGGAATGGAGTGGTGGAAGGGGAAGTAAAAGGGCCTTCTACCATCTGACTGAAAAGGGAATGATGCTAATTGTCGAAATTAAGGAAAGACTTAAAGGAGCAGACGATGCGCAAATATACCATAGAAATTGATGATCGGGCGGTTATTGTAGAAATAGTCCAATATAGCAAGGATGGAGATAGAATAGTAGTGTCTACCATCATCCCTGACGACCTATCCGTACCTAGCAATAATAGAAATTCCGGCATCAGGGCTATAGTGGGAAAGAAGGACGGCAGGATGACTTCGATAAATCCCAATTATATATGGGTAACCACCATGGCAGGGAATGAGCGTTTGGTACTCAAGGGAATGCTCAGAGTAATGGTTTCCCGCACTCCCGTTCTCCTTCGAAGAAATAAGAAGGATGAATTAGAGATAGTCGATATAATAGACAAATAAGCCCCTATGTCATGCCTCGCTGCCTCCCATTTGGTCAGATATTATGAATGATGATGTTTTATTGGTAGCCAATTTCCTCCTCCAGATGCAGGAGTTATATATAGATTGTGATCAGGCATCCATGATGTGCCATGGGGATGTAATAATATTTAGATTTGAATGGTGGGAGGATAGTATATACTGTACCATTCACAAGAGTATGGTGGAGTTGCGACAGGCCCAGTATGATATATTGTCCGCCATATTGAAGGAAGCCAGAAGTTATTATGCCGAAGAAGGAGGCAAGAGAAGGATATGATATCTACCAAAATTTCCGTACACCGGGAGGGTGAGAAAGATTTTCACGTCATAAAAATAACAATGAATACAGACACCAATACTATGGTGGGAGCATGGTATTTAAATAATGAAGGCGAATGGGTGCCCAAAGAATTAGGGGAAACACCAGAGAACTGTGTAATAACCTCCAAATATTTACCAGAGAGCTCATGAATAGTTTAACAGTCAATTTTCCTGTGTTAACCTTCGCCATATTCATGGTATTGACCATGTTGATCATATTACTATGGATATGGGCCATAATCGATGGATTTTTCGGGTGCCGTCTGCACTCTCATAGACGCCCCCATGTAATTCATATGGATGAAGCCAGCCCCTGGGGCCGTTGCCCCCGATGCGGAAAAAGAGTCATATTCAAGAAAGGAGTATGGGATGGATGAAGTCATAAATGTTGGTGAAGGAAAATATACCTTGATCTATGATAGGGATGCAGGTACCATGCGTGCCTTGCGCTATGGGGAGGAATGGATGGATTTAACTGGGGACAATTTAATTTTCGCCATGTTTTGCGAGATACAAAACAGCAAATCCAGATGGATACCAATACAAGATGGGCTGCCCGAGAATCGGGTTGGGAAGCTGGTGTGTTGTGAAGGGGGGATAGTAGATATGATGTATTATGACCCCGAAAAGAAATATTGGGTAAGTCAGATGGGTTTTGAGCGACATGATATTGTTGCCTGGATGGACAAGCCAGAAGTGCCTGGAGGAGGGCCAGTATGAATACATCTGGGAAGATTTGGTCAGACGACCCACCTGTGGAGCCACCCATTATCCCCAGGGAAGGAGAATGTGCTACTTGCCGTAGGTATAAGGGCAGGTTCAAATGTGATGGATGTGGGGATGATTTCGGCATGTATTGTGGACACTGCTGCCGCCCCGTTTTTGTGGCTTTTGCGGGCCACGTGATGCCCCAGCGCCTCTGTCCCGCATGTAGGCTTTCGGGGGACAATCCTTCTCAAAACGGCATTTATGACGCCAGATACTATAATCTGGATAGGCTGAAAGAATGCTATAGCGAAAGGAAGGCAACGTGAAGCACACCAGGATAGTTTTAAATGAGTTTCCTTCCTCTCTAAGACACTGGGCCCAGATATTAGAGGAGAAAGGCAAACTTCAAATTAGCTGGTATTGCTTTGATATAGTATTGGTCAACCCCAAATTTGAGGAAGCAAAAGACGTGACTTCTGATAAGGATTTCTGGGCATGCAGCCACTGTAACACCCACAATAAAGGGAGAAATGATTGTATAGTGTGTGGATACAATATAGATGGAAAATTTTATCCTTTGTCAAAAGTTTAACGGAATAGATCATCGGCAAATAGGGGGAAAGTTTTCTGATATCCTACCTTGAGCAGTGCAAGAAGGGACCCCAGTGCGAGGACCATAGAACGCTCGTTCTATGAACGCCTGTTCTATTCCTCCCCCTATCCCCCTCCCCCCATACCCCCTATTCGACCATAGAACGCCTGTTCTGGCCTGTAAGGTAGCTGTAAGGCCAAGAACCCTTGACACGGGACTCCCGGCATGGTACAATGGGGGTATGGGAGAGCGCACTCCCACCCACCAGCGGGCCGGCTGGAGCACCAAGGAGCAAGCCGATGACACCGAACGCCCACACCACCAAGAGCACGAATGGCCAGTACCAGCCGGCCACAGCCGCACGCAAGACCAGCAACGGATGGGTTACCGTCCGCGTGGCCCCCGCCCCCCGTCCCTCCTTCATCGCCCGCTTATGGGCATGGCTGACCGAGGAATAGAGCGATGAGCGATCACGAAGCACTAACCGAAGCCCTCCTTAACACCGAGGAGTGGGGAGGAATGGAAGCCGTGGTACTCGCGTGGAGTGAGGAGCACGGATGGAGTGAGGAGCAGACCGACTCCCTCCTCACCGCACTGGCAGGAATAGAAGACGCAGACGACCTACCCGGAGTGGTCCAGAACCACTACCCCGCCTAGACCCCGCACCAGCCCACGACCCCCGTAGTCGTGGTCTGGCTGGGCCGGCCTAGCCTAACCCGTAAACCGCCCGTCGCCGTGGACCCGCACGGACTACACAAGGAGTAAACCGATGAGCAAGAAGAACCGCAAGACCGAAGCCGAAGCAGTGGACACCCAAGAAGCCGAAGCACTGGCACTGGCCGAAGCACAAGCCGATGGGGAGACCACCCCTAAGGCCAAG